CACCGATCCGATGAAGGCGATGCACGACCTCGATGATCTTGGCCGCATGTCAGCCGAGGCGGTTCTGACCCAGTACGAGGCCGCCGCCATCGCGGTCGAGGACATGGGAATCTCCGTCAAGGAGATGGTGAAGAAGCTCGGCGAGGCCTTGCTCGAATGTGCTGACGACATGAAGCACATCAACGAGACCGCCGTCGAGATTCGCGAGAAGGGTAAGCACTCGCAGGCTCTGATCGAGCGCGTCAACGATCTGTCGAAGTCGATCCGCGCGGCCTGCGCTGAATTCAAGAAGCAGGTGGGCTGATGGACACGTGGGCAGACCAGAAGGTGATCACCGCCGAGCACCTCAAGCGTCGAGGGTCCAAGCTCAGGAAGCTGGCGTGATCACCTACAAGCGCAACACGAGGAGCACGCTGCAGGCCGCATATTCCGGCAGCGTGCGGATTGGCTACGTCGAGAGCAGCGCGAGCGAGCGATGGCTATGGTCGCTCAACACCATCCAGCCGGGCGGCGGTCGTGCCGCTGGCATTGCGGAATCAGAAGTGTTGGCCAAGGACCAGCTTGCATATCAATGGGTGAAGTGGGTCAACGCTGCCGGTCTACAATTGAACTTGAAGGAGCAACACCATGCCGAAGTCGAGCGACCCGCTGATCGTCAAGGAGCTTGAGCGCCGCGCCAAGAACGACGCGCTGATCAACAGCGAGTACAAGGCGACCAAGGACCACTGGAAGACCGGCTACGCGATGCACGGCAACATCGGCGTGCGCTACTATCCGTTCTGCGACCGGTATGCTTGGTTCAACGAGACCGGGCCGATCAGCAAGGGCGTCGCCTTGAGGGAGATAAAGCTCGGCATGCGGATGTCGGCATGACGATCACGGCGATGGAATCGAGAAGCCTGCGCGTACCTACGCACTGGCGCGTGCTGACCGAATGGCTACCGCAAGGGAGCATCGCGATGAGCCCCATCAAGATACTATTCGCGTTCGCTGCAATGATGTCGTTGCTGATGGTGCTGGCGATCCAGCGGCTCCCGGGTGAGGAGCGCATCGAGGTGCCGAAGGTCGAGCCGTTGCCGCTGGCGCAGAAGACCGATCCGATCTTCAGCGTTGCGCCGCCGAAGGTCGCTCCGGTTAGGATCATCGACACATCGAAATTGGTCACCGAGCGCGTCGTGCCCGATGCGCCGGTAGCTGAGCCGCCGGTTGCGAAGGAGGGACCGCAACCGGCGGCGAAGCGGGTGGCCGAAACCGAGAGCAACGTTTGCACGAGGCACAAGCTCAGAAAAGTTATAACGAATGGAGGTCGCTCATGGCGCTGCCGACGCTGAAGTTGCCGCCAATAAAATACCTGCGCTCATGCTTCGACTATAATCGAACCGAGGGAAGTTTGCGCTGGAGACACCGACCGCGCAACCACTTCGGTTCTGAGCGCGAATGGAAAAGATGGAATATACGATTTGCCGGAACGGCTGTCGGGTATAGCAGACGCCACTGCCGCATCAGTCTTGCGGGCGCGTGTTACGCGGCGCATCGCGTGATATGGAAACTAGAGACAGGTAATGAGCCGCCGCCGAACATTGACCACAAGAATCGCGACGGGTGCGACAATCGCTTTGACAATTTACGACCAGCCACCCAGACCAACCAGAATTGCAACAGGGAGAGAATGAGAAACAATTGTTCTGGATACACTGGCGTTAGCTTTTCTCGCAACAAGTGGCGGGCTGTCATTTACCTAAACAAAGTCCAACATCATCTCGGCTACTTTCCAACCGCTACAGAAGCTGCCGCCGCTTATAGCGAGATGGCACGAAAACTTCACGGCGAATTTCACGTACCGGAGCGGAACAAATGAGCGTCACCTATAGCGTCGAGTTACTGGAAGCCACCATCAACAAACAGGTCGAGCGCATCGAGGAACTGGAAGCGGCGCTGCGAGACGCCGCCGTCCGCATCGAGGGGCTGAACCCGGCGATACAAAAAAGCGTCGATGATTGGCGTGAACGTGGCGAGCGCATCGAGGCGCTGGAGGCGGCGCTGCACAAGATTGATGACATAACAATCGACCATACTGCGATGGGGATCGCCCGCAAAGCCCTCGCCAGCGCCGCACTCGCACCGGAGGAGAGACAAGTGACCCGAACTCTTTGGGAGCTTCTGCGCGAGCATAAGATCGACCTCACAACGGCACAGCACATCTGTAACGATGCGATGATAAATGGTGTTTCAGTCCCATGTGAAACCGCCCGCATCGAGGCGCTGGAAGCGGCGCTACGGCTTATCCGTGATGATGGAAGGAACTGCACTGACCACTGCCGCCGCCAAGCCGACCGCGCGTTTGGGCGACACCGAAAACTCCCTGACCAAACCGAAGCAGAGAAGGAGCAAGACCGATGACGGCAATAAGAACCAAAACAGTAGAGACGTTCAAGCTGACCGTGGAAGTAATCCAGCGCGACATCGATGAGGGCAAGTGCGGCCTCGTCTCCAAATGCATGGAGAAGATTTCCATCGAGCGCGCGCTGCGCAAGATCGATCCGAAGGGTGGTGACCACAAGGTTCGCATCGACGCTGGCATCGTGAAGTTCGCACTGAAGGGCTACCGCTGGCGCGGCATCACGCCGAAGATAGCCAAGCGGTCCCTGATCCAGTTCGACAAGGAAGCAAGGGCTCGCGCCAAGGCCGAGAAGGAAGGCCGCCAGCATGTCTCGCGGGTCAAGCCGCACAAGTATCGCATGGAGGTCGAGCGGATGAGCAAGATCACGCCGTTCACCAAGGAGCGGCTGGCGCAGGTCTACGAGGCGCGCGAGAGACGGGCGGCAGAAGGTCGACCGGACAAGCGGACCTATGACCTGCATCACCGCGTTGTAGGGCTTGGGTCCGTTTAACTCACGTTAGCTTGGCCGACACCAAACCCTTCCCGATAACGGTCTGACACCGGACACAACATAATACAAATGGGGCTTGCGTAGTACGCAGCCTTGGTTGTAATTATCGGGGAGGGAGCAAACCTCGTGACCGACAGAAAACCACCATCCTACAATCCCAACGCCAGATACTGGCTGAACCAATCTGTGGCGCGGGCCGAGCGCAGGCTGGAGATGCTACACATCCGCCAGCAGATCGCAGCAATTGACGAGAAACTGAGGATTCTGGAACGATGCCATCCACCTCAGAAGGCTACCAGCGAGGAGCCTTCTGAGGTGCATTCCGCACCAACTTCCTGATCAGAAGAAGGACTACAAATTATGAGAAAACTATTAATGGCTACGGCCTTACTTGCGTTAGCGGCGGTGACACCCGCCAGCGCAAATGTTGTGCTTGATACTACTGGACAAGGTGGCACCGGCACCAACGTGGTGTTTACTGGCATTGATGCCAACGATCCTCGCTTGATTCTTGGTCACCTCAACGGCCAGAACAACGAGATCGTAAGGTTCTTCGACCGGTCCAACACCACTGGGTTCACTGGACAAGCAAGCGGTCAGAGCATCAAAATCGAGAACACCCGCGATCTGGATATCACCATCTGGGACAGCACCAACACGACCCAGCTTGGTACTACAGAGAATGCCTTCTCCATCAAGGGAACGGGCAACATCTTCTTCCTCCTGCAGGTCGCAGAACCGGATGGCACCATCAACAACCTCGCCTTCACCAACCTTCCGGGAGGTGTGGCAGGGCTTGGGGGTGGCGGCTACGATCTTGGCAACGGCAATCAGCAGAAGGGCTTTGACTTCATCGCCAGTGGTGGCGAGGTCATTGTCGATCTGGACCTCTACCTTGGTGTCGGCGGCAAGATCAACGACTTCGAACACTTCCGCATCGACGTGAGCCCGATCCCGCAGGTTGCGGCTGTACCTGAATTGAGCACATGGGCGTTAATGTGCATCGGGTTCGCTGGTCTCGGTTTCATGGCCTATCGTCGGCGTGAAAACAACGGCGGTCAAGCGTTTCGTTTAGCGTAGCGTAAGCGTAGTGGGGTGCGGTTAACACGCACCCCATTTTTCTGGGAGCATCACCCCATGAAGATTTACGATTTCGAAGACTGGGAGCTAACCCAATACACGTTGAAGGACGTGCTCGACTACGACCCGGAAACCGGGAATTTTATCTGGCTGGTGAAACCTTCCGCGCGTGTTGCGCTTGGTCAGCGGGCCGGTTCATTGGATGCAAAGGGCTACCGGGTGATCAAGATTGCCGGACAAAGCTACAAGGCCCACCGTCTGGCATGGCTCTGGGAGCATGGCGAGTGGCCGAAACTCGATCTCGATTTCATCAACCGCGACCCTGACGACTGTAGGATTAAGAACCTGCGTGAAGCCACCAAGAGCCAGAACGGCGGAAACAGCGTGGTCCGGAGGAAGGGATTGAAAGGTGCGTACTGGCATGAGCCAGATCAAAAATGGACAAGTGCGATTCGCGCCAACGGGAAAAACTATTGGCTGGGTAATTTCAAAACCGAGAAGGAGGCCCACGCAGCGTATTGTCAGGCGGCTAAAAAATACTTCGGAAGGTTTGCACACTCGGGAAAATAGATGCAGCGCGCAGCGCCCATTAAGACGTTGCGCGGTGCATCCCGCACCGCTCTCTAGCTAGGAGTTTTACTCATGTTAAAGAAGCTGCTGTTAACAGCCACACTTGCTTTAGGCCTCGCCGCCCCGGCGAGCGCCGCCGTCGTTAGTGACTTCGGCATTGACCCGCCGTCGTCGTCGGCCCCTTTCGGCAACGCTCCGGGTGCAGGACTGTTTACCGATTACTACACCTTCACCCTTTTGGATGGAGCATACATCGCGGTCGCCAACGCCACCAACACGTTTGCTGATGGCGTCATCGGTGGTGCCAACTACATCGGGAATTTCGCTGCGGCGATTTACGAGACAGTTGGTGACCCCGGCGGCGGCGACGACACTCTGGTGTTTGGCCCGCAATTCGCGAGCCTGAACACTGGTGCAAGGAGCCAGTCGCTCAACGGCATCGGGTTCTTGGACGAGGGCAGCTACTACCTGCAAATCTCCGGTAACGCCGGAGCGACCGCAGGCTATGGCGGCAACTTCTCCGTCACGCAAGTGGCACCCGTACCTGAGCCTGCGACTTGGGTGCTTTTAATCGCTGGCTTCGCTGGCGTGGGCTTCATGGCCTATCGCAAGCGAAACGGTGAGGCATCTTTCCGCGTCGCATAAAGCGATCCAAGAAGGAGCAGCGCAGGGAGATCGGAATCAACCGGTCCCCTGCGTTTCTTATAAGGAGCAACAAATGGACGAGCATCTCGACGGCTTGCACGGTCACGTGCACGGGGTGGTGAAACGCCTGAAGATGGGCGATACCGGATCGATCCCGGTCACCAAGGAATATCCGGCGGACGAGATCAGGCTCTACGCGACAGCCTACGGCATGCACAAGAAGAAGTGGTTCGTCACCAGCTACGACAAGGCGACCAACACGGTGATCGCCAAGCGCACCATGCCGCCGAACTTCGACGCGCCGGACATGATCGATCCCGAGGAGGAATTGTAAATGCCGATATCCAGCAACATGACCCCCGATCAATTTCAGGATCACATGGACAAGCTGTCGATCCGTGTCAGCCAAGCACTGGGCGGCGAGCGTTTGGAGGATGCCATGAGCGCCTGCGCCGCCTGCATCGGCTTCGGCATGATCCAGCTTCCGCCGGAGCAGCACGACAAGATGCGCGCGCACCTCGACCGCATCATCGATGTGATCATCGAGAAAGCACCGAGGACGCAATGAAAAAGTTCGTGCCGCTGACGCTGCAGGCGAACCGGCTTCGTGAGGGCAGCTACGCGAGCGATGAGAGCTTTGGTTTAGCTGGAGCGTTTCGCCTGATCGCGCCGAGCGGCGCAATGTTGATGGCTCTGTCGAGCGGGCCGTCAGGCAACGGCAATGACACGGGCTGGGAGCACGTGTCGGTTTCGGCGGAGAAGCGATGTCCGACGTGGGAGGAGATGTGCTGGATAAAGGACCTGTTCTGGGGCGAGCACGAGATGGCGGTGCAGTACCATCCGCCGAAGAGCGAATACGTGAACTTCCATCCGCACGTGCTGCACATCTGGAAGCCGAGCACGATGGTGATTCCGATGCCACCGTCGTTGCTGGTGGGGCCGAAGCGATGACGCTGGTGATGCGCACCACTTGCCCGTTCTGCGGCTTCCATCACAACCGGCTCAGCGTGGCCTTCAGCGACGACGATGAGGCGACGCCGACCGACGGCGACGCCACCATGTGCTTTGGCTGCGGCGCGTTCGTCATCTTGGACAGCACCCGGGACGCCGGGCTGCGCAGGCCAACCAAGGCAGAGCGCCGCGAGATAGAGCGGGACGAACGTTTCACGCAGCTACGCACTGGCTGGAACGAATTTCAGCGAAAGCGGTCAACGAGTTAGGAAAAGGTGTGGTCTGGTGCGCCTGATCTGTGAAACATGCCACAGGCGATGGAAGCTGGCCCCCGGGGAGAAGAGGTGGGGCGGTTCCTGCCCGGCCTGCCGCCGGGCTCGCTCGCTGCGCCGCGAAGCCGCCGGGCTCAGCCGCCGCAGGATCGCATTAGAAGCCCGTGGAGAGCCTTTGCCATCCGGCCCTCCACCGACACCGGACCAGTTGCTCGCGCTAATGAGCGAGGCGGATTCCAAGGCGGCGCGGGCGCTCGAACTGGCCACCTCGCTCGCCACCCGGTTCAGGTCCCCGGACAGGCTGAAATAGGGAACCCGTTAGCTCCCACGGTGGGCGATATTTCCTACCGGGCGATCCGGGGCACCCCGCCGTCGATGGCTCCGACGAACTGGAGCAGGAGCACGATGACGATCAAGACCGAGAGCACCATCAGCACGATCTTGGCAATGCGCCGGAAGGGCTCGTCCATCGGCAGGTTGTCGATCAGGTAGCTCAACAGCCAGAACACCACGCCGATGACGATGATGTAGACGACGAGCGATACGAGCGATGTGATCATGGCATTTTCCTTTCGGGCCACGTCGCGTTGCACTTGCTGCAACGGATGAAGCGCCAGCCCGCGACGGCGTCGCCGGGTGCCAGCGTGTGATAGCGCCGATGAAACAATCGGCAGATGATGCGATCCAGTAGTTGCGTCATGCGTTGGGCTCCAACCTTTGCGAGCGCGGCCCTAAGCCATTGCATCAGGATTCTCGGCAGCGTCTTCGCTAAGCAGGCGCTGCACGTCGAGCAGCATTTCGTTGGCCTCGCGCTTCAGTTCGACCTCTTGGCGGTTGATCGGCCCCCAGTGCTGGCGCAGATAGCGCAGACCGACGCCGGTCACGAAGGCATGAAACGCCGGGGAGAACTTCGACAGGAATTGAAACTTGGCACCGTCGCCGCTGCCGTAGTTGCCGAGATCGTCCTTGTCGAGCTTCACGCCCTCTTGGAACGTCGGCAGGAATCCATTCGGGTTGGCCCAGTATTCCTGCAGCAACGGCGGGATCGATGAGGAGCACGAGCGGATATTCCACGAGGTCTGGTACAGCGACGCCTCGGCGGTGTCTGCGCTGACGTTCTCCGCGCTCATGTCGCGGCCCTCGCAGTAGCGCCCGGAGCTTTCGCGCGCGCCGAGCCCGAGCATCAGCACGAACAGATGGCGCAGCGTGTCGATGCCGTCGACGCTGTTGTCCATTCCGAGCGCGGCAAACTCGTCGCGATACCACGTCAGCGCATCCTTCTCCGACAGGTTGCGATCCGCCTGCGCCGCCGTCGTTGCTATCGGATGACCCTGCATCAGCCGCGTCGCCGCCAGCCCGAAGCATTGCGCGATGCCAGCGGTGTAGCCGAGCGGCAGCTTGCCGCGATCACGCCATTTGTAATTGGCGATGGCGGAATGCTTTGCGATATCTGCGATCCTGCGCGCCTGATCCGCTGGCATACGGTCATTGCCCGACGCCTTGGCGTTCTCCAGATAATCCAGCGCAGCCCACGTCTTTGGGCCGATGATGCCGTCTGACGTCACACCCTCGCCATAAGCCGATTGATAACCGCGCACTGCTGCATCGGTCACGGGGCCGAAATCGCCGTCCGCTGGAAAGACGCCGAGCAATGTCTGCACGTACACAACATGGTCGCCACTGTCGCCGAGGCCTATCGTTGGCCGTCCCGGTTCTTCCTCCGGTATGAGAGGAGGTTCGATCTCTTCGACCTCGTCGGGCGGTGGCTCTGCCGATATCTTCTTGCCGGTGAGCGCAGACGCCAGTGCGACGCACACGTCATCGAAGTATTCCTGATAGGCGTCGGCATCGGCGGAGCTATCGACAAACACCACCTCGACCAGCACAGATGCTTCCGCCGTCGAGTTCAGGAAGAACAGGTTGTCGCGATACTTCGGCCCGCGATTTGGCAGGCCTGTCGCCTTGGCGATTCCATCCGCGACCTTTTTCGCGAGGTCCTTCTGTGTCAGGTACAGACACTCGGTCCCCATCTCGGCGCTGGTGGTTTGATAGGCGTTGAAGTGCACACTGACATCGAGCGTTCGCTTTTGCGCGTTGTGCCAGTTGACGATGCGGTTCAGGTTCTCGTTCTGCGAATGGCTCCAATCGTCGTGATATGTCATCGCGTCGACGCCAGCGGCGCGCAACAGCCGCGCGGTTTCGTCAACGACATCGCGCGCGCAATTCACTTCGTCCAGATAGCCTGATGCGCCGCGCACATACTTGCCGTGTCCGGACGAAATGCAGATCGTCATTGGGGTTTTCCTTATCTGGAGATCGGCGGCCTGACCGCCTCTTGTGCTCGCTGGATGCGCTGCAATTCCTCCGCCGTCCACGTCTGCGTTCCGGAGATCGGCGGGGTTACCCTGCCGCCGGGATCGCCCGGTGTCGGCGACCACGATTCACCCGGAGAACCTTCGCCCGGCGTGAACGACGGCGTCAGTTCGTTCGGATCGTCTTCCGGAGACCACGATTCTTCCGGAGGTGTCCCGGGTGGGAACGCTGGCGTTAGCTCGTTCGGGTCATCTTCAGGCGACCACGACTCGCCTTCCTCGGGCGGCGCTGGCGGGCCTTCCATTTCCGGCGGAGCGACACGACCCGGTCCCGGGTCCTGTTTCCACTTCATGCCAGCGTCGGTGCCGCTCGGGTTCTCAACCTGACAGCGCGTGGTGTAGCCGACACCGCGCGTGTAATTGTGCTCGGCTTCCTTGATCCGATAGGTGCCGTCGACGCCCGGGCGTGCGCCGTCGATCACGACATAGCCACCGGCCTTTGCTGTCGGTTCGCCATTGAGCAACACCCAACCGGTGCCGCGCCTGCCTTGGACGTCGGCACCGGCACCTTGGTTGGTTTGCTCGCCCGTGGCTTTGTCGGCCACCGAGTTGACGGCATGCGCAACCGCATTGGTGCCGCCGAACGGCGTGACCGCGCTGATCTGGCTCTTGATGTCTTCCCATCCGCCTTTGAACACGTCGAAGAATTTCGATTGCGCCTCGCCATATTGCGGACGCCCGATGTACGGCTTGATGCGCCAGCCGATCAGGTTGATGCCCCAGATCGCCTCGATGGTTGGCATCGGCGATCCATCGGCGGCGGTGGATTCCCCGGCGCTGACCAGCACCGCCTTGTTCTTCATGATCTTGAAAAACCCGCCGGTCTCGCGCGCGATGCGTTCTCCGAAGTTCATCGGGCTGTCATTGATGCGCCAATAGTCGCGCGAAATCTTTTCCATCGCAGGCGACATCACGACCTGCAGCCCGGCAGCGCCGAACACCTTGGTCATCATGTCCTTGAGCGGAATCTTGCCACCACCACCGCCGCCTGCGGTCGCAGCGTCACCCGTGCCGCCGTCCCCACCGGCACCGCCAGCGACACCGCCCTCGCCGCCAGCGCTGTCGTCCTCCTTGCCAGCGCCCAAGAAATCGCTTTGCACTTCCTTGTTGAGACCCTTGTCGTTGTGGCCCTTGCCCTCGATCCACAACCGACGACCGCCGCCGCGACGACCGAACCCGGACTCGCAGTTCTCGACCCAGCCATCGAACACGATCTCAAGACCGGGGCCGCCGAACTTGGCTTCGCCCATCGGTGCCGTTTGAATTATGCCCTGCCCGCCTGCGGCGCTCTCCCTGCCGTAATCGGTCAGGCGCGGACCCTCACCTTTCCAGCCGAGGCAGACCTGTAGCTCCGCGCCGTCGGGCGGAATCTGAAGCTCGGCGTTGCGATCATCAAGCTCGATGTTGCACTCGTCAGAACCGCCACCGAGCTTGTCGATCACCTGCACCGAGATCAGATACGGAAACAGCCGGGACGAGATGTCCTTTCCGTGCACCAGTATTTGACACCATGCGTGCCGACGCGGCCCCTGATGCTCGACCATGTCACATCCCTGCCGGTGCGGTGCCCTGCGATCCGAATTGCGTCATGTTGTCCTCCGGCGTCTTGCCCCACAGCACCACGGTGTTCTTGCGTTGCGGGATGCCGCTTAGAACATCGTAATCAATCGGGATGCGCACCTGCGTGCCCACGGGAAGGAACGGCGAGTAGCGATGGCACTTCGCCAGATGCGGGTTGTCGTCCAGCATACGCTCCAGCATCATCGGCGCGCGGTTGCGATAGCGCCGCCACAGGATCAGGTCGACGGTGATGTAATCCGAGCCGACGGTGACAAGGTCGTAAGATGAGACGCTCATGCTCCAATGGCTCCCGAACTGTAAAGCTGGGCGATGTTGCTGGCTCCGTCGTTCGGGATCGGCACACGCTGGAAGCTCGCCTCGAACTCGATCATCTGTCCGATGCCGTCATAGCCGAGGAACGTGTGGCCACGGCTCAGCGTCTCGATGATGTACCAACCGAAGTGCCAGCCATCGCCCCTGATCAGGATGTGCGCCTGACCCAGCCGTCGCATGTTGTCGAGCACGTCGAGATGGGTCAGGCCGCCGGATGATGCGCCGCCGCCGAGATGCTCGCGCAGCACGTCGTCAGCGGCGCGCGATGCTTCCGGCCCCTGTATCGGATGCGTGATGTTGCGAGGCAGCCCGCTGTTGGGATCGCTGGAGTTGCGCGATTTGCCAGCAAAGAAATGCGGGAAGACCTTGCCCTTCAGCGAGATGTGCTCGTCGGCCTCACCAACCCACTCACGATACATCGCAGCGCCAGCGATTTCCTTCTTGGCCCAATCCGCGCCGGTCTGGTGCGCGAAGTTCTCGACGTTCATCGGAAAGACCTGAAATTGAATCGGTCCCCACTGAAACATAACCCAGTTGGCCATTATGCCGCTCCGATGTCGGAATAAGAACTCCAGCGTGCCTCGCGCACTTCGCGGTCCGCCTGTCTGCGCATCGACGCGCGCGCGAACTGCACCTCGTTGTCGTTGACCCTCATGTTGAGGTTGACCCGTTGATCGCGCGTGACCGGCGTGTCGTCGGTTGGCTGCACGGGCGGCATCTCCGCCGTCGGCGCTGTCGGTGCTGCCTTGTTGTTTCTGGCTTCGCGCTCCGCTCTCATTTGATCTGGCGTCAACCGGTTATCGAGACCGCGCTGCACCGCCGCTCTCTCTTCAGCCGTTCCTGCATAGGCACCGAGACCTTCACCAACGATGGCGCGGTTGCCCGTGATGCCCATGTGGATTTTAGCCGGATCGCTCATGTAGCGCGCGCCAGTACCACCAGCGCCGCGTCGCGCCGCTTCCTCGATCACCTTGAGACGACGCGGATCATTCAGCCCCAGCACCTTGCCGGTCTTCGGATCGACAATGTCAACATCGGCGGCGCGGCCTTTATCGTGACGATGCGACCCGGTGTGACCGTGCGCTCCCTCCATGCGTTGACCGCCAGAGGTGACGCGAATCTTGACGCCAGAGGCTTCAGCTGCGCCCTCCAGCGCATCTCTCAGTTGCGGATCGAGCTTACCCTTGCGAATACCGGCAACACGCCCCTGTGCTTCTTCGACTAAGTTGCCGCCACCGCCTTCCAACTGCGTGGTCGTCTCAGCCGGTGCCGCCGTTGCTCCTCCGCCAGCTACCCTGCCGCGCTCCGCACCGACGCCACGGTTGCCGCCGATGCCAGCGAAGTTGCCGATGCCGGTGTTGCGCGCGCCGTACCACGATCCCCAGCCATGCTTGCTGGCGTGCTTGAGCGCAAAGTCGATGGTGTCCTTTTCGTTGGCCGGATCGCGCGGGTCTTTGCCGGTCGCCTTCTGATAGGCGTTGCCGAGGCCGCCGCCCATGTAGAGTTGGAAGGCACCCCAGCTATCCTCGCGCCCGTTGTAGCTGCCCTTGCCTGTTCGCTTCACAGACGACTGAAACGTGCCGAGCCCTTCCGACTTCGCGACCGCCACCGCCGTGTCTGGATCGATGTTGTATTTTTTCGCCGTCTCACGGATGTGCTGCTCCATGCCGCGCGGATCGCCGCCCTTGCCAACGCGGCCACGCGCAGCACCGACGCCGGGTGTGCCGCCGCCGCCACCTCCGCCACCTTCGATCTTGCTGCCGCCACCGCCGCCATACGATGAGCCGCCACCGTAGCCAGCCGCAGGACCAGCGCGCTCGAATGGACCGCCGCCCCCTCCGCCACCGCCACCACCTCCGCCACCATAGCCGCCGCCGGAGCCACGGAAATTCGCTGGCAAGAACTTGGAATCAGAACTGCCGCCATACATGGCGTTCTGGTAGCCACCGCCCGGCAGAGCACCGCGACCAATGCCGATGCCGGGTCCGCCCTCACCGCGTATGCCGCCACTGCCGGGAGTGCCGCGCTGCTTCAGGTCTTCGCGGCTGTAGCCGTAGGCCTTTGAAGCAACCCACGCCGCTGCATCCTTCGCGCTACTGGAGAACGACGAGCGCTGGTACAGGTTCTGGTTCGGTCCGGGCGGCGACGGCGGCGTGGTCAGCTTCTTCTCAAGCTCCTCCTGTCGCCGCTTATGCTCTTCAAGCTCGAACTGTCCGCTCACGCCGGGTGCGGCTTCGTTGGAGAAGTGCGGTATCCGCAGCCCGTGCGGACCGACGAGGCTGAAGTTCGGTGCCTCGCCCTTGAAGCCGCCAGTGATATATTTCACCCAACTGCCAACGTATTTGAGCGTCTCGCCGAGCCCCTTCAGCTTTGCGGTAAAGATGATGATGGCTTCAGGCGCGCCGATGTTGACCAGAAATTCGCCGAACGTCTTCGACAATTCCTTGAGATTCACCATCAGGCCCTCGATGCCACCGGACGCGGTCTTGTCGATGGCGATGCCATCCTTGACAGCACGGCTTTGCTCGGCAGCTTCCTTCAGCAATCTGATGCGCTCGCCGATCAAGCCGTTGTTGTCGGCTTCCATGATCTTGCGCAGGAACAGCGCCTCTCTGGCGTCGATCTTTTCAAGCCTGCGATAGGCAGCTTCCTTGTCGCGCACCTTTCTGAAATTATCGATCACGAACGCGGTGACGTCGCCGCCGCGCTTCTTGATGTTTTCGATCTGCTCCTGCCACTGGCTTTCCGGCATGCCGAACACGTCGCCGACCCTACCGGAGGTGAGGCTCTGCATCGTGTTCTTCAACAGCACTGCGCCCTTTGAGGTGTCGCCCATCTGATCGGTGGCGATCTCAAGCAGCGCTCCCATCCGCGCCAGACCGTTCTCTCCGCCGTAGCCGATCTGCTTGGCCACCTCGGCTAGCTCCGAGCCGTTGGCGATCAGGTCCTTGATGTCGAGGTTGCCGCTGCGCGTTAGCTCGCCGATCATCTCCATCGTGCGCGCGAACTCGCTCGCGGGGATGTTGAGGTTGCGCATCAGATCGGAGGTGAGCTTGGCAAGGTTGCCGGGATCGACGTCCATGCCCTTGGCGACCATGTTGAGCCTTGGTGCCAGATCGGCGGCTTCTTTCGCCGTGATCTTCAGGCCGTTGCGCAGCCGCTCCATTCCCTCATAGGTCTTGTCCCAATCGGTCGACGTCGCTCTCGCCGTCTCGGTGAGCCTGTCCTTGACCTCGCCGATGGCAGCCGCCGTCATCCGGGTCCTGTTCTGCAACAGCGCCATCTTCTTTTCGGTGTCGGCGAAATTGAGGTAGGCGCGGCGCGCGAGATCGGCAGCGGTAGCGACGCTGGCGTAGCGCGTCACCATCGATTGAAGCTCGTCGCCTAGCTCTCGAACAAGCGAGGTCTGCCGCTTCTTCGCGATAGCGTCCTTTGCCGCTGCATCCTGAGAGACCTTGGCTGCGGCGGCCTCGGCATCGGCCCGTTTCTTGGCGGCGGCTGCGCTCTCGGCGTTGAACTGGATGTGGTTTTGCAGGAGCCTGAGATAGCCTTCCTGTCCGCTCTTCGTTTCTCTGGTGCGCACCTGCAGCGCGCGCATCGCTGTGTCACTGACCTTGCCGCTCTTCTCGATGGCGGCGATCAGCTTTTGCGTTTCGGTGGTCAGGTCGCGCGTGTTCTTCTGCGCCGACTTGAACGCAGCCGCAGTTTTGTCTTCGCCGGTTAATGTGATCTTGGAGGTGTTGTCGACCATGTCGGCCCTTTACGGTTCTTCGCTCATATCGAAGCCCGGCTGCGTGTCGAACTGCGGCGGCAACGGAATGCCCGGCGCGGTCTGTGCAATGCCGCTGCCATTGGTGGCGCGCGGCGCTTCCTCCTCCTCATAGGTCTCCTGCTTCATCGGGATGCGACCGTTGGTGAGGTCGTCGCGTATCTCCGGCGTCAGCATGCCCATGAACGCTTCCATCACCCGGTCAGCGTCCGGATAACGTAGCTCGCGAATGATCGCTTCCTCGACGCCAGCAAGCTCGACCAGAAGCTCGACCATGCTTTTCCACGCGCCTTCGCTCCAGCGCAGCGCGTGGCCGAACCGAAGCGGAGCGAGCGTGATGCTCTCGATCCGCTTCTTGTTGTGCTCGAACGGAACGAAAAGCTCGATGGTGCGTCCGCCGGTTGCGTGGTGGGTGATCATCTGTGGACCCAAATGGTGATGACAGGTTCACCCTTATCGACCCTTTGATCCACGAACTCAACGTTAGCCACGGGACCGGCACCATCGGTGTCGGCCACCACTACACGCTTTTTTTCATCATGGCGCTGTAGCCACGAGATCAGTTCACCGACGGTCACGCGTTAAACCCGCCGCCTACCGCCGGGCCTTCGGTGTCGACGGCGTTGCCCGGAATAGCCAGCATCGTGATCATGTCACGGTTGGTTTCCTTGCCACCGATACGTCGGCTCGAAGTGAAGAAATCCCAGTTGTAGATTTCATCCAACTGGCCGTTCTCGGACAGTTGCATGTAAAGCTGGTACGACACGATGCTCTTGATGGAGTATTCGTGCGCCATCAGGTTGCCCATCGAGAACGCCGTCGGGTTCACGCGACCGAGACGGCCCTCCATGATCGCCATTGCCTGCAGCGCCTTGCTGGTGCGCCGGTCACGGATCAGGCCGTAGGCGGTGAAGCGCTGATAGTAGGGATCGTTCTGGCCGATGTAGGCCATCAACGCCGGGTCCCAGCCTGCGAGGTTGAAGGTGGATTCCAGCTTGTTCATGTGCGTTGGAATCTCGATGGCGATGGATGCGCCGCCGGGAGCGTGGTCGACGTAGTTCTCTTCCAGCCCGGGCAGCTTCAATTCCTGCAGCACCAGATGGGTCGAGATGCCGGGAGCGCTTGAGCCGCGAGTGTCACCGCAGATCAGGTTGGCGCTTTCCATGACGTAGATCGTTGCGTTGGCCATAGGTTCTTCCTTTTCGGTTTCCGGAAAAAAGTTGGCGGACGGGCGCTTGCAGTCGCCCCTACAGTTTGAAGCACGTCAGTTCGTGCTGTCCGCCGCCACCCGCCTTCGCGAGCGGGTTACGAGGATGCGAGGTTCAGTTGCGTGGCGAGATCGGCCACCATTGCATCGATAGCCTCGCGATAGCGCGAGGATTCGATGGTGATGTGCTTGAGGACCGGCGGCTCTTCTGCCTTGAAGCCGACGGTGAGATGGCCGAGCCTGATCTGTTCAGGCGAGTTGCCCTCGGTCCGGAAGTTGACCTGATAGCCGAGGATGTGCTGATCGGCCTGCAGGTCGCGCAGGAAGAACCTCATGGTGTTGAGGATCGCCTGCACGGTGTGGCCGATGATGTTGTACCGGCCAAGGAAGTATCGCAGCGAGCGCAGCATGCCGAGGTGGATGTAGTCGCGTCCACGCATGACGTTGTACATCTGCCAGAGCGGGTCTTCGCCTGCATTGTCGGTCGAGATCAGCACGAAGCCGCCCGACGCGATGGCGAAGTCGTCGCCGACCTCGCCACGGATCAGCGCGCCGATGTTCGCAGCAAACAATTCCTGCGCCTCGTTCGCACTGTCGGTGAGGTTGAAACCGATCTCTCGGTTCGGAGAGATGATGCCTTGCACCGCTTGGTTAGCCGCCGAATGGAACGGCGCGCCGGTCTCGTGGTCGCGCCGCACCATGATGCCCGCCATGCGCGATGCCAGCGGACGGATTACGATGTAGGACGTCACCGGGTCCATCACACGGCAACCGCCGGAGAGCGGGATCAGGCGATGGCTCTGCATGGTCTCGCGCCAATCGAGATCGTTCTGCAGCGAAGAGCCCGACGATTCCACGATCATGTGCGCGAGAAGCTGGTTGCAGATCGAGGTCGCGCCAGCAACCACCGGGTTGGCACCGGAGACGATGGTCGCTGTGTAGGTCGCAAGCTCGCCGGTCTCTTCCCATGTGATGATGAAGGCGGCACCCGTGCCGCTGCCGCTGGTAGCGGTGACATCCAACGGTGCCGTTGGCGGCGTCGTGGTGCCGACGACAAAGCCCGGGTTGGCCACCGTGGTGGTCAGCACCTCGCCGCCAGCGCCGACGGTGGCGACGACGAGGATGATCTGGTTCGGCAGGATCAATTGCTCGCCGACGCCGTAGCCGATGCCGCCAGAATCCACCGCTGCCGACGCCGCCTGATTGCCCGGAGGAGGTGCCACGATGGTGGGCGGCGTGTCGTACCATGCGCCCGGCATCTCAAGCTGGACCGCACCAAGCTGGCCATTGGACAGGCCGAAGGCATGCCCCTGCGCCTGCACCGCGTTCGGTCCGCCGCCGGAGAACGTCAGCGGATACATGTGATCAGTGAGGTAACCCTCGCCCGGCGCGGTGCGCTCGATGGCACCGACGCCGTTCGCCATCTGCGATGTATAGCCCGGCGCGATCAGGATGCGCGGCGTGAAGCCGAGCTTCTGTGACGACTTCAGGAACGCCCACATCCCGGTCCCGGTCAGGCTGTCGCCAGCGATCTTCGAGATCGTTTGCTGCATCTTGATCGAGGGATCGGGATCGATGCCTTCCGGCGTGCGGACGATAACGATGCGCGCGGCGAATTGCGTCTCGCCAAGCTGATCGTTGACGCCGCGAACCGCGTCGGACAGATAACCCAACTCGCCGAGCTTGCGCGTCTTGTTGGTGTCGTTCGAGTTCAGGAAGATCGGCGTATCGTACGGAAACAGCGCCGCGTCCGCGAGCGGTGCCGGGCCGATGATTCCAATGGTCGAAAGGTCAGCGCCCAATACCGGACGCGCGCCTTCATCGACTTTGCGGATGCTAATGCCGAATACTGGGTCAGCCATTCTGGTTTCTCCTGTTGGGATCGTTCAGATCACGTGAGCGGGGGTTGATATTTCGAGAGCCTTGATGGTCAGCGCGTGCAGCCTCACCGACAGCACCATGATCGGCTCAGCGTGCGCTGCAGGCGCTGAGAAGACTCGTATCTCGCGGACGTAGTCGCCCACCAACTGGTCCTGCACTATGGGTGTGATCATCACCGAGCCGACCGGGTTGCACTCCATCGCGGTCGCCAGCATCTGCAGCGGCGATGGTTGCGGGACCGCATGCGCAGGCGGCACTGGTGTGGTCTGTCGTCCTTCGAAGAATGCAGTGTCAGCCATGTGATCTCCACTGATGTGTTACGGGACAGACCAAGTGTCATTCCCGGTGAACTGATGATAGGTGTAGCCGCCGCTCTCCCACACAGCGCCGCCACTCGCCCACGGCTTTCCGAGGTAGCGGATCACAACGATGCCGGAGCCGCCCGCTGCGCCGTGGAAGTATTGCGGCGATCCGAATATGCCGGTGTAGCAACCACCACCACCGCCGCCGCCAGAGTTGGCCGCGCCGGGATTGCCGTTGCCGTTCAGGCCACCAGAACCGCCGCCGCCGGAGCCGCCGGGAGCTTGCGGCTGGATGTGCGAGGGACCGCCACCTCCACCGCCGCCGCCATAGGTGCCGCCGTTGAAGCAACCTCTGCCGGGACCGCCGCCGCCGGATGGACCGGTTGGTGAACCACCGGGGCCGCCAGCGCCGCCGCCGCCGCCCGCAGCGTATCCTCCGGCGCTACTGCCGCCATCGTATCCCTGACCGGGTGTGCCACCGCCCTGCCCGGTCGTGTAGGCAGCACCACCGCCGCAGCCACCGCCATTGCCATTGCTGGCCGAGGCCACGTATGGCGACCAGCTTCCGCCACCACCACCGCCGCCGACGACGCCGACGACGCCGTGGATGTACGTGTTGCCGCCGTTGACTCCGGTGTAGCCAGCGCCGCTATATCCAGAGCCGCCGCCGCCGATCTCGATAGGATAGCCGCCAGCGTTCATCGCGGATGTGCCTTCGAGAACACCACCGCCGCCGCCACCACCTCCCGTGCCCCAACCGCCAGAACCACCACCGGCCACAACGAGCCAGTCGAACGTCGCCGGTCGCTGCCTTCCACCGGTCAACAAACTCGCTTGCTGCGCACCGGCCATTTAGGTCAGCGCTCCGGAGATGATCCAGACGCCGCCCTCGGTCTTGATCGCGGTGGCGATGCTGTTGACCGCGAGCGTGTGGTTGCCAGCGTAGCTGTTGCCACCGGATCGAAACATCGTCTCGGTGTTGTTGATGTAGCAGGTGCCTGCGCGGTTGGCGTAGGTGATGGTGGTGCCGACCGGATAGAGCCCGCCGTTGATGGTGCACTGTCCGCCATTGACGTACATGACGAGGCACTTGCCCTGATCGGTACCGACCGTCCAGTAGCCGTGCGGGATGGCGTAGGCAGGGACCGTGGAGAACAGTTGCACGTCCCTCGGCTGTGCATAGAGCGAGAAATTGCTGGAGTTTAGAAAGCGCACCCAAGCACCCGGAACGCCACCGCTCCAGTTGCGGGTCCACAACTCATTGGGGTTATCTTCCCAGCCCCAAGCCTGTTGCATGCCCCAGAAATTGCTGGCGTTGCCGTGGCGCAGGTTGGCCTGAAACCACCAGCCTGCATTTGGTGCGTTGGCGGCAGCGTTGGTTTCGCCGCCGAACAACCATCCTGATACTGGCGTGCTCTGAAACGAAGAATTCCAGTTCACCCCGGAAAAACCTTGCGGTGCCTTGATGGCTGTCAACGCCGATCCGCCAACGAAGGCGAAGTCGGTGCCGTTATAGCTGATGTACTTGGTGCCGGTCTGGCCAAGCTCCAGCGTGCCGGACCCGGCTTTGACGTTGCCGCCAGCGTTAAGTGCGCCGGACAGCGTAACGATTCCGGTGATGTCGACGTTTCCGATACCGGAGAACGTGCCGTTATAGTTGAGGCCCTTGACGCTGAGCGCACCGTTGGCGCGGTTGACGCTCAATGCCGTATCGATGAAGACGCCGTTGTCGGCGTAGCGCAGCAACGAAACGTTGGAGCCGGTGTTGCCGCCGCCTTCTGGTGAGGTATCAGCGAGAGACAGCACCCATCGCCTGACGCCGTCGACCGACAGCGCCTCTATCATGCGATGCTCTCCGGTTGCGGTGGATCGCAGCCGCAGCGCCGGGTTTGATGTGGTGATCGTCAGGATATTGCCGACCGTGCCGCCAGCGCCGATGATCGCATCGACGTAGGCCTTGGTCGCCGCCATCGTCGGTTGTGACGGCGGACCGAACAGATACAGCGGGCCGGTCATCACCGCGCCCGATGACGACATCGATCCCATCAGATACTCGTTCATCCGGGCACGGGTCCATGCCGTGGTCGCCAGCATGTTGTCGTTCGAGTTGATGTTCGGATGCACGCCGGGCTGCACCGCAGTGAACGCCGTGGTGCCGTCCTTGCGGACGTAGTTGAAGAGATCGATACCGGCCCCCTCCAAATCCTCCGCAACACTGAGGATCGAATTATACATGGTGACGACTTCGGCGTGGTCCGCCACCACCGTGTCGTGCATCGGGCCGACCGCGTCGTGATAGAGCTTGGTGGAATCCGCCATGCCCGGTGTCGATGACACTACCCAGTCGCTGTGCGGCCCCGGGTCTCCATGCAGCGCCGTGATCATGATCTCAAGGATGCCAAGCTCCTGATCGTACGACATCGTGCGCGCGATGGCGTAGTCGTCAGGCGTGTGCTCGATGATCAGATAAGGCGATGGCGTGAAGGTCTCACGCTGCACACCTTCTTCGATCTGCAGCGTCATGTACCCCATGACCAGTTCGTACTCGCCATCGACCGGCGCGAGCAGGAATCCAAGCTGGGTGACCTCCAAGATGTCCTTGGTGGCCGGGATCAGGATTTCGTTCATCCGCAACAGCGCGGCGGCGCGAATTTCCTCGTTGACGCCAGCGAGAAGGTCTTGCGTCGATTCCAGATTCTGGAAGCGACCTTCCAGCGACGGCAGCAACCGCTTCATGTAGGGAAGCAGTTGCGTGCCGGGCTTTAGCTCGAACTCTTCGTCAAGCCGCTTCAGTGCCATGTGGTCACGCCTTCTTCTTGGCCTTGGTGGATTCCGGCTCCGGTTCTGGCGTCACGTCCGGGCTCGATGGCACGTCCGGGTCGACCGGCGTGTCGCCAAGCTCGACCGCGTCAACGATGCACGGTTGCACTTCTGGATCGAGGCATGTCTCGCCGGTCATCTGGTAGCTCTTCGCCGGAGCCAGTGCGCGACCGGCGAAGATGCAGGCCTTGCCGAGCGTGACCTGATAGACCTTCCCTGCGGTGAAGGTGGGCAACGCTCGACCGCTCTTCTTCCATTCCGGCGGCGAGTCCTTCGACGGGGACGACGTCGGAGAGCCGATCACCATCACCCGGTCATCGACCCATTCCCCCTTGCGTATTTCACGTCGCGAGCCCTTGCCGTCCTGTGGCACATAGGGCATGAGCCCTGTCGGCGCTCCACCCGGATCGAGCCGGGCTCGCGCCGCCGCCAGCGCTCCCTCTTCCATCGGCATGTTGACGTTGCGTTGCGGATATTTATCCGTAGCCATATTGAGTTCTCCCTTTTAAGCGATGGCGATGTCGACGCGCTCGCCCACCAAGAAAAGGGCGTTCACGTTATCGGTGGTGCCCTCGGACCTGATCTTGTAGGCCGTGATGGCGACGCCACCGAGCGCAGCGAGATTCCACGTGCAGCTTCTCACCAGAACCGTCGGGTCATCCGGAGAAACCTCGTCTTGGATCAGCGATGGCGTCCTCGCGTTGACGTAGCCCGCGCCCACCAACAGCCGTGGCGTGAAGCTGTGGTATGGAGCGCCACGCCACGACTCCAGACGGAAGTCGCAGTACACCGTGGTCACCGGACCGGGCGTGGTGCGGGCGGTAGAGATGTGGCGGAAGTCCGAGCGCGGACGCGTTGTCAGCGAACGCGAGTTGGACGCAACACCAAAGCCCGGCATTTCGTCCGTGGTGCCAAGCAGGGTGACCCTGAACGGCAACAGCGGTGGCAGAGCTACCAACGGGTTGCCTTCGTGATAGTAGCCGAGAGGCCGCCAGATTCCGTTGACCTGCACCTCGAAATTGATCGCTGTTCCGGGCGGCTTGGTGCTGTCGAAATTGAGATCGATGGCAGAAATTCCGCCGTTCAATTCGAGCGACAGCAATTGCGTGGTGCACTGCGTGGTGCGGAATCTCGCGAAGTAAAGCCGGAACGACAGGTCCTTGGTGAGATCGCCGACCGACCATGCCCCATCGCTCGATTGAAACATCGAGCCCTGCGCGAACTTGTTGTTGTGCACCAGCGCGACGAAGTGGTTGCCCGGCGTCTGCAGGACAATGGCGTAGCGCTGGCCTTTGGCAAGATAGGTTGGGATGAAGTCGAACTTGGTACCGTTCGGCGGCGCACGCAGCCGGTCCGCAGTGAGCGTCGAGCGCGCGATGGTCCGCTCGAAGTTGGGAGCGCCCGCCGCGTTGCATTCGCAGATTAGGCAGTGAACGTCGCCGGTTGTGGCGATACGCGTGAAGAAGATATCAACACCGGTCATCCAGCCGCCCTGAGAGTTCAGGTAGGTCTGTGAGATCACCGACCCGGACAGGCCTTCGATGGTGACCACCTGCCGCCAGTAATAGCTGTCGATGATCTCATCGACCCAGAACTGCACCAGCCGGAGAACCGTGTGGCTCGGGTTGTCCATCACATCGAGGATTTGGAAGGTCTCGGTGCCGCGCGTCAGGATGTTCCTGACCGGGTCGTAGATCAGATCAGTGTTCGGCGTATAGCCGCCGACGCCTGATTGTTCATGGGATTGCAGGAAGCCGGTGCCGTAGTCATGACCGGCTGGTGCAAACCACCACCAGCCATTGGAGCAGACCACGAATGGCGTGCCCCACCGAATTCGCGTGCGGGTCTTGGCGCAAAGCTCCCATGAGATCGTCTGGTACTGATATTGCGAGATCGACATCTCGGAGTCTTTACCGAGCACCTCGATGCGAACTACCTGATCGTAGACCGGCAGCACAAAGTTGGCTTGGTTGATTACTCCGGGGTCCATCGGGTTCAGCAATGCGAACTGCGCATCACGTTCGGCTGCGTTCGGGAAGCGAATGCCTTCCTCCACCTTGGCCAGATAATCCACGTGATACAGATCGGTCTCGTCAGGCGTCAGGAAATGATCGGCTCCCCAAGACGAATAGGTGTCAGGCAGCCCGCTCTTTTCCTTCACGCGTGCAACGTCGGCTGCGATCTGCAGCACGAACTTCATTCCAGCGGTGCCGTTCAACCGGGCGGCCAGCGCAGCCATGTCGGTCGCCAGCGTGTCGAGGCGTGACGCGGTTTGCGTGCGCCACGCATCCATCTCGTTCATGCGGGCATCGAGATCGGTAACGTTCGGCGCGCGGTTTTCGTCCACCATCTGGATCGAGACGATGCCGGTAGAGTCCAGCAATATCCATGCAACCGCCAGCGTGTTCGACGCCACGCTCGGGTGCTGCGGGTCCGGGCCTTCAGCGCCGATCACGGTCGAGACGTTGGCCCACCTGCGGTTCTCGGTCGAGACCACACGCGCCACCGTGGCGCGGGTCACCGGGTCCGTGAGGAAGGTTCTCGGTTCGGTATCGGTCTCGATCTCTTGGCCCCACGCCACCACGCCGACATAGCGCCGCGTCACCACCGGCAGCACGCCGAGCATGTCGAGTGACGATCCGCCCTCGCTGTCGTTATAGAACACCAGACCGTTGTGGTAGAGCCTGCCGTTGCCGACGGTGACCACCGCAGGCGCGGTCTGCACCGTGGTGAAGCCGGTGTAGGCCATGCCGGGGATGAGAGTATCCGCCACGATGTGATCAAACGAGGCGCGTGGAAACAAACCGAAGTTGTTGAAGTCCTCGACCGTGACCTTCTGCCAATCTTGGATATTAACTTTCCGTTCCATGCTGCCTCTCCTAGAGCAAGTTCACGACTTGCTGGTCAATGGTGGTTTCGTTGTAAGCGCGTTCGCGTAGCTCGATCAGGCGCGTCGGGTCGTAGGCAACGCGCACACGATCTCTCAGCGCCTGTGAAGTGACGACGGCTCGGCTAGCGCGGTCGAAGTCGGCCATGTCGACTGCGCTCGCGAAGTAATTGTCGTCGGTGGTGAAGCCTTCATCACCGAACCAACTCCACCAATCGTCATCGGCATGAAGGTGGATCATCAGGTCCGCCGTGTAGGCGGGCCATGAGACGTAATCGACGCCGACATAGGAGATGCCGCCAGTGATGGTCGCGACGATGTCAGGGTCGTACAGGAAGATGCGATCAGCCAGCATGCGCGCGGCGTCGTATCCGGCGTCGGCGTAGTAGACGACGGGGACCGGCGGTACCGGATAAGGAACGGTGTTCGGCGGCGTTGGCGGCAGCACTATCGGGTGCTCCGGACGCGGGATGGTGTCTGGAAGCTCGTGATCAGGATGCGGCAGGTCACTCGGGTGCGTGATGTTGCGGCTGTCGCTCCAATCGCCGACGAAGAAGAACGAATTGCCCCAGCCGATGTCGCTATTGCGCTCATAGCGCACATCGATAGGCTCAAGCCCGGGCAGCACCATGTCGAGATGCAGTTGGCTCTGCTCGTGGCTATAGCTGCCGTCGACGCGCACCGTGATCAGCTTCGGCACGATGGCTTCAGCACAGACGAACCTCTCATCGTTAACGAAGTCCTCGGTCATGATGGCGTGACCGGCCTGCCCCGGCAACGCGATCTGCTCGAAGTCCACCGAGGCGACGCCGTTGATCTCTTTGGTGAAGGTGTAGATTTGCAGCGGGATGTCCTGCCCGGTCCGCAGCCGCAGATACGCCTTGCGACCGTGCAGCGCCTCGCCATCATCGAGCCCGACGAAATCGTTGACGCCGCCCTTGTCGGAATACAGCACATCAACGCCGTCCCAACCGATCCCCTCCTCGAAGGTGATGCGGATCGACGGCATCATGTGAATCCAGAAATCGTAGGCCGCCTTGTCCATCGAGGGCGAGGCGAAGAACGCCTGCGGCGGACGGATCGCCTGCACCACCTCGTAACCGACCGGCCCGACGAAATCCCGCCCGCTGTAGTGGAGCGCCATTTCGATTCCGGCCTGCGTGCCGCGCAGCGATTTGTATTCGAACTGCCGCGCCACCCATTCGCGTTGCGTGCTCTCGCTCCAGCCCTCCTCCCACAACAGCACGCCCTGCGCGTAGCCGAGATAGGGCAGGTTGTTGTAGCTGATCTTGTAGGGGTCCCACTGGTCGATGATGATCTCGGCATAGGTGCCGATCAGCCGCTCACCGTCGACGTCGGCCATCGCCTTTTCGAGACCTGACGCCGAACGATAGAGCAGTTTCGCACCGGGTGCTTTGATCAGCCCCTCTGTGACGATGTCGTTCATAGGGCGCGCCCGCCGTAGGTGATCGACAGGCTTGTGACCCTGACCAGCCAATCCAGCGGCACGAACACGTTGTCTTCCGGCGAAACGATGTCGACGTGATGCACGCCGCTCATCCGGCACGCCGCATGGATCGCGGTGTGGCTGTGATCGTGGCCAAGCCAGTATTGGTCGTTGATCAGCGCTGCGATGTTGTCCCTGATCTTGGTGATGGTCTGGTCCTGCGCCGTGCCGGGATACAGCCACACCACGATCTTGTATTCGATCTCCCTGATCTTCGGCGGGTTGACCGAGATCACGTCGGTCAGCGCCATGCGCGACAGGCTCTGGATGTAGGCGCGGATCGTCACAAGCTCTTCATCCGTCGGCTTCGGACCGGCAGGCGGCTCCTTCAGGCAGGTGATCAGGATTGTCGGATAGTAATCGTGCTGCACTGAGCGAATGGCCGTTACGTCGCGTAGTGACGGCAGCGCGGTGAGCGCCCAAAATTCGTAGGCTTCCGCCGTGCCATGCGGTGACAACGTGTTTGGCGACAGCCAGATGCGCCGACGATAGCGGTCGTCGCTCTCGCCCGGCAGGCGAGGAACGCCGCCGGGATAGCGCGAGGCGATAGCATCGAGATCGGTACCGATGGCGTAGGCCAGCGTGATCGAGCGAGCCGCCTGATTGACGCGATCCCGCAGCATCAATTCGAAATAGCTGCACGCCTCTTGGTTGATCTTGATCGGATCGAACTCAAGCTCCTCGACGTCGTACTGCGCAGCAACCGGCGGATCGTACTGCATCCACAATTGCTTCAGCCGCGCCATCCGGTCAGCGAGGATTTGCTCGACGTCGAGCTTCTCCAGCACGATCATCGGCTGCAGGTTGGCTGGCAGGATGACCGAGATTCTATCGGTCAGCCTGTCGGCCAGTGCCTGTCCGCCGCCTTGGATGTAGACGTCGCTCATAATTGGCTCCCCGGCGGAATGTTGGGTGTGGTGCCGATGCCGAGCGGCGGAGCGCCGGAGATGTAACCTCCCTGCCGCTCCCAGAGATTGTAGCCGCGCGACACCAGCCCGGTGGCGCGTCGCACCTGCGGCGTGTCGTTGCCGAGGTGGCCGCGTGGCCGGTAGATGCCATCCATCGATGTGGTTAGCTCGCCCCTGCGAAGCTCCTCCGGCGAGGTCAGGCCGGAGCCATCGGCACGCTTGCCGACGCGCACGCGCTGGATGCGATAGTTCGGCTCCCACAGATCGAGCCCGGTGGAGATCGCCCAGTAGAACCGGCAGATCGTGGTCTCGGTCGCGTTCTCGCCGATCAGGTGAGGCACGAACGAACCGACCCACCGACGCAACACCCGCTCGTGGTATCGCGTCGAGAAGATCAGCAACATCGATTGCTCGACGTGATCCCACCCGGTGAGCATCTTGCCGGTGATCCGGTCCATGCCGATGCGCACAGGGTTCAGAACGATGCGGCCATAGCGAAGGTCTGGCCACATGTCCGAGGTGGGATCGTAGAGTTCGTTCGCCATCGCCGCTTACCTCGGCGGCGTTGTCGGCGGCACCCGCTTGTCGCGCGGACCTCCTTCTGGTTTGGCCTGCGCCTGCGGGTTGTCCGGGTTGGTCGACGTGAACGGCTCCTGCTTCTTGCCCTTGTGGCTGCGGGTCTGCCGTCCAGAGTAGCCGCCGACGCCAGCGAACATCGGCGCGCCGGATTGGATGCGCCTGTCGTACCTCGGAATCCGCTTCGGATCGGCGTCGTTGTCCTCGCTGCGCCCGCGCGTGACCTGCGCCAGCATCTTCTTGGCGGCCTCGCCGATCTCGCCGACCGGCTTGTCGCCCATCAGCCCCTGATCGATCCAGTATTGCACTTGCTGCGCAACGGCGAGCACGTGCTTGGTGCCTTCCTTCGGGTTGCCCTTGTCGTCCCTGTCCTGCTTCACGGTCAGGCCGCCGAGCGTGTCGCTGACATTGGGGTCGTAGATGTAGAACTTGTGCAGAATGCGCGGGGTCTGAACCATTGGCATGTCGCTTCTCCTGTTGAGTTACTTGTCGTCGTTTTTGATCGGGTCCTTGCCGAGGATCGGCGGCTTCGAGAAGATGATCTTGCCCTTCGACACCACCACCCAATCTGAGCCCATCCGGATTTTCGCGCCGTCCTTTGCCGCTGCTACACGGCTGTCCTTGCCGACGCGCAGCGTGTGGCCGGTCTCCTTGTTCATGCGGGCTTTCATCACCGCCTTGTCGCCGCCGACGTGGCCCTTCTTCTGTTGCTTACCGCCACCACCACCGCCGCCTTGGCCGCCCTGTTGCTGGCCGCCCTTCTTGTCGTCCTCATCGGGCTGCAGCCAGTTGTCAAAACCTTCCTTGGTCTGCTTGGCGCGCATGTCTTCGAGTTGATAGCTCTCCTCGTCCTGACCGGAGCCGTCGGCGTGCTCCGGCGTCTTGAAGTCCTTGTTCGGCGCGTACGGCATCAGCATGCCCTGCGCGACATCGCCGCCGGGCGCGAAGATCGATACGTTCTGTCCCTTCTTGTAGAACCGCTGCTCGCGAGCGCCGCCGCGCATGTTGCCGGTGTTGATCCACGGCGACAGCACTTCCTTGCCCTGCTTGTTCTTGCCGAGCAGCATCCTGATCTTGGTGCCCTTCACCTCATGCACCGTGCCGTGCTGCGTCTGTTCAGACATCTGACGCCGCAGGTCTGCGATCTGTGCGATGATGCGCTGATAGTCGTCAGCCATGATGCCTCACTTCAGTTCGATCCTGATCTTGGTCGCGGTCTTGTTCAGGATGTCCTGCGCAAGCTGTCGCAACGTCATGTCGGCGTTCTGTCGGCGTCCTCCCGTTCGTCGCGATGCGCTGGTGCCCGACAGCGATGTCATCGTCACCGGCAGCCGCCTGCCTCTCGGCACGTACGGCATGATCACGCAGCGGCAGTGCGGATGCTTCGGGATGTGCTCGCGCGCGATCTCGATTGGCATCGGACCTGCGGCCTGCAACTCCTCGCAATCCATGCAGACAAGCTCGTCGTTCTTGGAGACGACGATGACCAGCGAGCCCGGCTGCCGCGTGCCGAAGTCGCGGCTCTCGCGCCTGCCCTCCAGCGTGCTCGGGTCGTCCTCCAGCAAACGGTTGTTGACGATGACGTCGTAACTCAGGCTGTTCTTGCTGGCGCGCTTTACCGTGATCATGCCGCGCACCTGCTCAACAGCGAGCCCGGTGTCTCTCGATAGTGATGTCGACAATACCGACACCAGACCGTCGCCGACCTCGTTAAGGCCGACCATCAGCGACGGCGTGGTGCCCTGTTCAGCCTTGGTCAGCTTCCGCGAATAATTGTTCAGATCACTGGCATCGACAGCGATCTTCATTCGACCTCGCCGTCGGCCTTGAACTTGTCCGGCTTCTCGACCGGCACGCTGGTGACGACGTTGGTCTCGATGGTCTGTTCGTCCATCAGGCCGACGCTCTCGTCCTTCTCCATCTGGACGTCATCGAGCCCGAGCCTGCGCAGGATCGGTGCCTCGCCGCGTCTGTCGGTCAGGTCGTCGCCGTAGGCCGTCGCGGTCACTGCAAGCTCGGACGAAAGTGGTGCAAGCCCGATGGCGCGGATTGCTATCCTGCGCACGCCAAGCGTGGCTTGCACCTTCTCCCATTCCGGCGCTCCCTCTCGCGAAGCAAGCGCCGCGCAGATTTCCGCCGCGTGATCCATGTCTGCCTCGGGATGCATCTGGGCGCACTGGATGAAACGGTTGATCGGATGATCTTCCGGCACCGGCACGCCCGGCGGCAGATCGGAGATCACATCGCAGACGATTCCGATCTGGCGCGCCGCCCAGCGCCGGTCGCGATCTCCGGATGCGCCACGCTGTCCGGTCAGCCGCTCGATGCGCAGCACGAAGCACTTCAGCAATTCCGACCAATCATTATCGGGCGAGGCGAACATCGCCGCCAGCGCCTGCTCCTCGACCATGTCGAGCGCAAGCTCCATGCCCTCATCGGTCAGCGGAATCTTCAATTGCGCGTCGCCCGTGGTGCCCTCGACCTTGGATGCGACGCCGATCTCCAGCACCAGATTGAGTTCGCGCCGCATGCCGTAGATGTCGGTGCCGTTCTGCTCCATCCGGTTGTCGCTGTCGGTGTAGACCACGATGTAGGGCTTGGCCGCCTCGTTCAGCATCAGCGCTTGGGAGAGCGGCGTGTTGTCGGAATCGAACACGCGCTTGTCGGCCCACGTCTGGCCGCGCAATGCTGCCACCGCGCTCATGCGTGTCAGCATGCGAACGACGCTCATTCCAGAACCCTGACCATGTGCACATCCCACCTTCCGCTGTAATCCGGATGCACGAACGTCACCTCGTGGGTTTCGTCGCGATCCGGAAAATAAACCCGGTCGCCTTTCTTCAGGTCGCATTGCTCGCAGGGTTCGAGCCGGATCGAGAGCATGGTGTCGACCGTGGCCTGCCGGTGGATCGTGGTAGCGCCGCCGCCCTCCGAACCGCGCGTGGTGTCATAGATGCCGGTAGCGATCACCTCGACGCGCGATGGATCGGGCACCGATGCGCGATAGCCGCCCTCCTGAATTTTCATCGGCTTCAGCACCACGGGTTCGCCGAACACTGCATCGACGCGCACGTCGACTGGCTTGCTGTCATTGACAGTGGGCATCGACATCTCCTAAACCGACCTCGACGGAGCCGGGGATTATGCACCCGGCGTTCTCAACGTGGCCGATGTGAGTTCGGTGTGAAGATATCCTGCGTTGGGCCGTCGCCATCAGCCATGCTCCAGCGTTGCATGCACGATGGTGACCTGCTTGCCGATCAGCAGTGAGGTATCATCGAGCACGATCTCGTAGTCGTGCACCTCGTCCTCGGTGGTGTCGACGCCGACCGTCATCTCATCGATGACGATGTTGCCAGCGCCGTCGGAGATGGTGCCGATGGTTGCCTGACCTTCGATGGCGACGAAGCCGGACGTCGGCGCGGTCAGCACCAGATCGTCGCCGACCAGATAGAACGACGGCATGGTCAAGAGCAGCGTGGCGAGGATGACACGCTCGGCGTTGCGAAGCTCGATCTTGCCGGGCGAGCCGCCGCCGTCGATGGATTGCAGCACCGCCGTCATGCGCAAGCGTCTTACGGGCAGGGTGTATTCCATGTCAGATCACCGCGATGTGGGGGACGTTGCGCCTGCGAAACGAGAGATAGAGTTGGCCGTAGGGGGATGAATTCCAGAAATCCTCCGACGACGATGAGACCTTTTCGGTCTTGCTTTCGGTCCCCGACGCGCTGCCGGAGACCCGGTCATAGGTCACCTGCCGGTCGCGGAAGCGAACGCTCTTGACCCAGATCAAACCAGCTTCGGAATCAACAACAGGCGGTGTGCCGCCGCCGGTCCCACCGCCGCCAGTAATGAGGCCGCCGCTGGCCTTGTCGTGCAGCCAGAGATAATGCGCGGCGGCATACATCACCGCGAGTTTGGCGTCTGGCCAGAACCAGAAAGTGTCCACCCATGTCATCGCCGTATCGATGGCCATTTGCACTTGGTCATCGCTGGCCGACGCGAACTCCGGAAACGCCTTCCGGAATTCAGCGATGGTGGGTGGCATCGTTGTGGTGATCGCCATATCACCTGCCTCGGTGCGAGGTCCGTGTGCTGCCGTTGTCGTCGTCATCCTGCTTGCCGCGTTGCGGCGTGGCACTGCGTTGCTGACGCTCCTGACGTTCCTTCTCCGTCATCGGCGTCACCGTCGGCTGCATGTTCTCCTGATGCGGCTGCGATGTCGGCGGCTCGGTGGATTGCGCAGGCATCTCTTCAGCTTCCTTGTTGGCCTTGCTGGCCTTGACGCCGCCGTGGCTGCCGGAAACCTCGAACGGCTTCGGATCGGGAAGACCCTCCATCGTCTCCTGCAGATGCTTGAAGTCTGCTTCGGTCATGTTGAACTCGGCTTCCTCGCCGGGCTTCACGATGACGTGGCTGCCTTCCTCGGTATTGAAGCCACGCGGCTGGAAGCCCGTGTTCTTGATCTTCGCCATGTTGATGTTCTCCTGTAATGGTTTTGAGGTGGAGCAATAGGCAGGCACTTTTGCGCCTGCGCTTTTGCTAGACGCCGTCGAGGTAGCGCATCGCCGCAGGCAGCCTGATCTCGACACCGCCGAGACGGAAGATGCCCGGAACGTCGAACACCAGCGGCCCGCGCTGCCATACCGGCAGGAAGCGATGCGGCATGGGAATCCACATCTTCAGCACTTCGGGATCGCGGCGATAGGCCACCATGCGCGAGATGCCGCCGAGGCCAGCGGTCTCAAGGCCGCGCACGCCTGCCAGCGTGATCGGTCGTCCGGTCTGCACCGTGAGCACGTTGTACTGCTTGATCCAATCGAGCAGCGTCATCGATGAGTATTCGATGATGCGCCCGGCCAGACCGACCAGCACGGCGGGCGGCAACAGGATGGTGTCGGCGTAGTAGAGCCAATTGGTGCCGGTGGCGATACCGGTCATTGCCGAGTTGATATCGCGGATGACCTGTTGGTTGGTCTTCGAGGCGAAGGTCGTTGCCGAGCCGGTGCCGTCTGCCGGTGCTGTCGTCGCCGTCACCAGCGACGAGTTGATCAGCCCCTGCATGTTCTTTGGCACCGAACCGCGCAGCGCGAGGTTGTCAACGAACTCCTCGTAGGCACGACGGCATGCTGCCGCCTTGTCTGCGGTGAGGTTGAGGCCCGGCGTGTTCATCGCGTTGGCGACCTCTTCGAGCGTGTAGCGATAACCGATGGCGGCCATCTCCATTCCGCGCTCGAATTTCTCGCGGCTCAGTTCAGCCAGCGGCACATCGAGCGCCGTGTGGTGAAACCAATCCGCGCGACCTACCATGTCGGCGCTGTAATAGGTGATGCTTTTCACCCATTCGTTGCCGGTATTGGTGTCGACAGGGACGAGATCAGGATACTGCACCTCTGGATATTGGATGCGGATCACCTGATTCTCGATGGCCGTGGTCTGGTTGACCACGAAGTTGTACGCGAGTTGCTGCGCGTCTCTCTGAAACATATGGTAGTTCATCTCTCTGACTCCTGATGGCTGTGGCTTTCTCCGAAAGGCGCGAAGCTGTTTCGCTTAGCGCTGGATGCCGAGTTGCACGACGTTGAGTTCGTTGGCCGGACGCGTATGCTTCCAGCGCGCGCCGACAACCGGGCCGATGCCGCCAGTGTTGGTGAGGACGCCATCCGCAGCACCGAAGTGCACCGGATCGCCAGTGACCGTGGGCACCGTGGCGGTGGCGAAGATTTCACCCTTGGTGAGCACGCCGCAGTTGGCATATTGCGGATAGCTCTCGGGCGGCACCGTCGAGCCGATGACCTGAATGATCGTCGGATCGAGGATTGTGATGCCGACGAAATCCTTCAGCGTGCCGCCGATGGTGCAACCGATGTCGGATGCCAGCGATTGCGAGACCGCGCGCGCGGGCGCAACGCCGGAGACCGCCGAGCCTTCGACCGAACGCGTCACCGCGTTGTAGTCGACCATGCGGTTGACCATGCCCGGGAAGCCCTGCCGCATCTGCTCGGGGAAGGTGGATTGCACCACAGCGAACGGTGAAACATTCGCCGCCAGTTGCGTTGCGTTGCGTGCAATAAGCTCGCCCTTGGTCTTCGCGGGCTCCTCGTGCTGCACTTCTTCTCTCTGGGTGGTTTCGGCCATTATCGTGACTCCTGTTGAATGGGATTGATGGGTAGGCGCTGGTGTAATGCCGCCTTAGTTGGCGGCGCGACCGCCTGCGGTCTTCCAGCGGTTGGAGATGTCCTTGTCGTAGTCGGCATAGGCCTTGCCGCGTGCGTCGCCGCCGGGGTCGTTGCTGGCGATCACCTGCACCACATGGTTCAGGCCGTTGCCGCTGTAGTTGTTGTCGACGGTGGCAACCGACAGCGTGTTGAACGACGCATTGATCATGTCGTCATTCCAATCCTTGGCGACCTCACCGAGCTTGGTGAGCACCACCTGCTTGCGCATGTCGGCGTCGGTCTTGCCATCGACCACGAGCGCATCACCGATGATCGATTTGGCGCGCTGCACGGTGGCGACGCGTGCCGCCACCATCTGGTCGAGCTTCTGCGGCGTCATCTTCGCATCGGCCAGTTGGCTCTTCAGCGTGGTGATCTCCGCATCCTTGGTCTGCACTTCGGCTTTCGCATTGGCGGCGTCGGTCGTTGCTTTCGCAACGTCGGTCTGCGCAGCGGTCTGCGCGGCGGCGAGCACGGTCTGCGCCGTGGCTAGGTCCGCTGCGAGCTTTGCGATGTGACGCTCGACAATCTGCGCGTCACGATCTTCGAGCGTAACCTGAAGGCTATCTACGCTGATGGTTCTGGTGGCCATTGTATCTCTCCGGTTGTCACCCATACGCAAAAGAGGTCCACCGCGTGCGGTATGGGTGATCGCTACGTGGTTGGCACGGATGGAGGTCTGCTTGGCGTTGTAGGGTTCGCCGCTCGGCGTCACCCCGTCAGCCCACTCGATGATGGCGGAATATCCGACGGACAATTCCGCTCGACCGCCGTTCACTTCCTTGACAGCGGTGGCGTCCATCAGATGCAGCGGCACGCGGATGCAGTCGCCGTCGCGCATCACTTCATCGCCGACATGGCCGACCGCGTAATCTTTCCAGTTCTCTGCAGTGATCATCACATCGGGGTGCTCGACGGTGACCGGCTTGCCGACCAGCGTCTTGACCGCGTCGTGCGAGAACACTTCGGATTCCGGGCGATAGACCAGCACCTTCTCAAGGTCCGGCCTGCCCATCTCGATGCCGAGATATTCCTGAATGCCGGTGCGCGCGATGCGCGGCATGCAGACCATGTAGCCGTCGTTGAGCTTTTTCAGCGCGAACTTCTTGTCGGCCAGCATCGCTTTATCCATGACAAAGCGTTCCACGAAATCGGTGGTCTTCATGATGTCACCTGTGTGATTACTTCGGCGGGTTCTTCAGATACTGCTCAACGATGCGCCTGATCGACGCCTCGTTGCTTTCGATCTGCTGTTCGAGCACAGCGATCTTCAATTTCATCTCGTCCATGCGGCCTACCGTGTAGGCCGCGCCGCGCTCTTCCATGATCGAGACCCGGGTCTCCAGCTTGGTGAAGTAGGCCAGCATGCTGGCACCTCCAGCGCCGATAGCGATCAACTGCGCGATAAGGAAGTAGATCAGCGTGGAATTTTCCCGAAACCACGACGTTCGCACCCTACCGCTCGCGTCGATCATTGCTGCACGGGATCGTCCAGCGGGATATCTGGGTCCGGCGGCGGCAGCGTCGGCGGCTGTGCGGCCATCATCATCGGCGGCGGCTTGGTCGCATCCTCCACCCGCCACTTCTCGAAGAACGCGCCCATCGCCTGCAGCACCGTCGCAAAACTGATGGTGTTGCCGTCAACATCGACGGTCTCCTCCATCACCATCGGGATGCCACGGTTGATCGCGGTGCCGGGCATGATTCCGTAGGTGATCTTCTCGCCTTCCGTCGGTGTGGACGTGCCCATCATAGGTGTGACAGGCCGCAGGATTTCCGCGCCCTTGCTCGGGCTGTCGGGCTCCTGCAGCAACACCTCGCTGTAGCCGTACACCATACCGCTCGGCAAATGCGGCGAAGAGAATTCGAAACGCGCGATGCGGCTGGTTGCGTCAACGCTTAGGGTAACGGTCATGGCTAACCTCGCAGGTTGATCGCGCCATTGGTGCGCGCGTGTTGTTCGGGCTTCGGCTCCGGCTCTTTGTGTTCTGGCGCTGGCGGCGCTGGCTGCGGCACCGGCTCTTGCTGCGGCTGTTCGCCTTGCTGCAAAGCCATCACGTTGCGCAGCACCAGAATCTGCATGTGCAGATCGCCGATCAGGTAGCGCACATCCTTCTCGATGCGCTGGGCCAGAATTTCGCTATTTGTCATCTCTCGCTTTCTCCAGTTGCTGGACGCGCGCCCGCAGGTCGACAATGACCTCGGCCAGATTGTTCATCACGAACGCCTCATCCTCGGACATCTTCCGGGGCGGCGGCGGATCGGTGATCTCGTTGGTCTCAGGGTCGATGTACCTACTGCGCAGCCGCGCAATGATCTCGTCCTCGTCGGTAGTGCCAAAGCCGATGATCTCGCGCACGATCTGGTTTGCGGGAAAGATCAGGGTCGCATCGATCACCGATGGTCCGATTTTCCAGCGCTGTTCGCTCTCATGCCACATGAAGGCGATCTTGACGCTGTCCTCGCGGAAGTTCTCAGAGAACAGGCGCTGCCGGTTTTCCTTCGGTGGGTTGACGTAATCGTACCAGTCCACGCCATCGCTCTCACGCTTGGCAAACAGTGCCTGCGCAGGCGCGCCTTCGGGCCATGCATCATTCGATGGTTTGTACGGAATCCACTTGCCGTGATCGATGATCTTCATGCGTAGCCAATCGCGAACCAGCCGTTAGTGTAATATTGAAACTGTCGAAAGCGCCGTATCCAATCGCCAGCGGCCTGACTCCCGGTCTGTCCTGTAATGGTGCTGCCGCCATAGGGCTCTTGCATACCCTCACCGTAGGGAAAGTTGCGGTCAGTCACGTAAGCCAGCCGCGCATTGTTGTACGGCATCGCACCACCCCAATCGTTGGTGCCGTAGATGCGACCCTGCCCGGCGAACACCGCCGCGCCGTTGAAATTGTATGTCCCGCCATCCCACTGCAGATAGCGCGCCCCAGAATTGCCGAGATAGATCACGCCGTAGTTGCCGTTGTTGTGCACCCACATGTCGGCACCGGCCTGCGTCAAGGTGCCAACACTGCCGCCAGACAGCGGCACGTAGCTGCCGCCACCGGCTCGACCCTTCACGAATTCCGTCGTCGCGATCCTCGTTGAATTGTTGCCAGCGGCAGGCGTCGGCAGCGTCGGAGGTTCCCGAAACACCATCGTCTGATCATTCTGGATGTAGAACACCGGAGCCGGGTTGCCGCTGTAGCCGGTGCGCACCCAGAAATGTCCGCTGCTGTCAGTGCCGATGCCGCACCAGCTATCCGGTGACCCTTCGACAGTGTGATCGTAGAGCTTGATGTTGGCGTCGGCTTTCGTCACAGCGCCAGCCGCTGCCGTGCCGCCCGCCGTGCCGAACTTGTGGCCCTTCGCCGTCGAGATCAGCCTGCCATTGACCGTGACATTGCCGCTGACATTGATCATCGCCGCCGTCATCACACCAGTGAACGTCGCGTTGTTGATCGGTGCGCGAGATGTGTCGCTCGGATGCACATGATCACTGCGCGAATATTTGGTGCTGCTTCCGGCGCTGGCAGCGCCATCCATCACCGGGCTTGCGTCGCTGCCACCCGCGAAGGTCAGGACAGGTGAGGTCGACCACTTCTCGCCGTCCCAGATATAGGCCTGATGCTTTTGACCGACGGTTGGCGTGTTCGGAAAATTAAGCATAGCCCACCGCGTACCATCCGCCGTTGCCAAGCTGAATCTGGAATTGCCGGTAGCGCACATAACCGTAGGTGTAGCCAATGTGATAGTTTCCGGACACGCCGGTTGAGCACGAACCGCCATACGGCTCGACCAGCCCCGTGTTGTTTATGTCGTGCTGGTAGTCGGCAACATACGCCAGACGAATGTTGATGATCGGTTGCGCGTAATCGTTGGGACCCCACAGCCTGCCGTTGGCGGAAGCGGCATGCGCGCCCGGCAGATGATAGCCGCTGCCGTTGTAGTAGAGGTAGCGATCACCCGTGTTGTTGAGAAACACAACACCGGTTCTGTCGCCGCGATGTGTCCGAAAGTCTGCGTTGGCAATGTAGAGCATGCCCGTCATCGTATTGGCACCAGACAGCGTCACGTACGGCCCGGTGGCCGGGTTGGCCATAACGTATGCCGTCGTCGCTGCCTTGGTCGAATTGTCGGCTGTAGCAGGTGTCGGCGCTGTCGGCGTCTTCAACAGTGTGGCGTTGCGGCCCTGATCGATAAGCAGCGCTGGCCCCGGAGTCCCCGACAAACCCGTCCGTATCCAGAACGCACCGTTTAGATCGGTGCCCATGCCGCACCAGTTGTCGCCGCCGACATCGTACAGGATGATGTTGGCTTCGCTCTTCAGTGGCGGCGAGACGTTGCCGGACGGGATGCCGAGATAGTGGCTCTTGGCGCGGCTGGTGAAGGTGCCGCTGATGTTGATGTTGCCGGTGATGTTGGCGGCTTCGGCTGTCGTGGTCCCGGTCAGCGCAGCATTGTTCGGCAGTGCGCGCGAGGTGTCGCTCGGATGAACGTGATCGGCGCGGGCGTAGCTGTACGAGAGACCCGGCAGCAACACGCCGTTCATCAGCGGGTTGGTGTCGCTCGCCGGATCGCCAGCTAACACTGTGCCGCTCCTCGACCATTTCTCTCCATCCCACACGTAGAAGGAGTAGACCTGACCATTGCTCGGCGTATCGGGAAAATTCAGCATCAGACATATCCCGCCGTGTACCAAGTGCCTTCGACATAGATTTGATTGTAGCGATATCGGTTGGTGGTGCCCTTGTAATCTACCGTGACGCCAAGACCCGTTGATCCGGTGATCACAGCGCCACCATACGGTTCAACGAAACCAGCGGTCATTTCCAAGAAATAATCCCCAGCATGCGGGCCGATCCGAGCACTGGTCACCGGTCGCGTCCAGTCGTTCGATCCCCACATCCTGCCAGCGGCGGAAAACAAGGCGTCAGTACCGAACACGTAGTTGCTGCCGTCGTAGTAGAAGTAACGATCATCGGTGCCGAAATAGACAACGCCTGTGGTGCCGCCAGCGCGATACGACATTATGTGCGCATAGCTGACCGTCATCGTCCCGGTGATGGTGCCGCCAGATGTCGGCAGATACGGCCCGCCCATCGGCTGGTTGGCGTTCACGAAGGCTGTCGTTGCCAGCTTTGTCGAGTTGTCACCGTTGGCCGGTGTCGGCGCATATGTCGGTCCGTTGAACTGAACGTTGCTCAGCGTAGCCACGAACGCCGAAACATTGTCGCTACCGCCAGCGCCCGTGCGCACCCAGAAGAATCCGCTTTGGTCCGCCCCGATGCCAGCCCAGTTGCCGCTGCCGTAATCGTAGAAGATGATATTGGCATCGAGCGTCGTGACGTTGTCCCAAGTGGCAAGCGTGTTATCGAGCCGCTTGGTGTTGCCGATGTGGTGACCCTTCGCCAGCGCAGTGACCACGCCACCATTGAAATTGCCGTTCACGTTGAACGTCTGCGCGGTCAGTGTCCCGGTGAACGTCGGATTGTTGACCGGCGCATATTTCGTGTCGCTTGGGTGCCGATGATCGCCCCGCGCGAACGCGTTGGCGCTTCCCGGTCCGGCGATGTTGTCCATCAACGGTGCAGCGTCTGACGGCGGCGCGAACGGTAGCGTCTTCTGTCTCCACTTCTCTCCGTCCCACACGTAGCTCGGCAGGCCCGCTGCTGTCGGGTATCGCTGACCGATGCTCGGTGCGTCCGGAAAATTCAGCATCAGCCCTCCGCCAGAAAAACAGTGCTGTTGAGCGACAGCCAGCCAGCATTGCCGCCCGTGTGCTGCACGGCACCGCCGGTCGTGATGTCGAGCCGACATGCGACGTTCGGGCTGGTCTGCACGTTGAGCAAGAGTTGGTAGCCGGGCCGATACCCGACCGGAAGGGTGCAGATCAGAGTGTTTGTGCCGCCTTGGACGAGACCCTTGAGCATCACCAGCCCGTTGCCAACCTTGCGATATCCGGCGGGACCGAACGGCGCACCGTAATCTGCCCAGCCGTTGACATAGGGGAGGGGCGTCCATGCGGTGTCGATCACACTGGCCTGCGCCGCGCTGATGTTGGCCCGGGCTTGCGCCTGTTGCGGTGTTGTCAGGGTCTGTGCGCCGAATTGCACATAGCGCGCATCGCCCGACGCCTGCGTCATCTCACCCATCGGGCCTTGGATGCCTTGCGGCCCCTGCGGACCAACAGGACCTTGGATGCCCTGCGGTCCCTGCTCGCCCGGCGACGACACCACCCACTGATAGCTCGTGCCGTCGAAATAATAGATGAACGTGACGCCAACCGTAGAATCCCACCAAAGGTCGCCGGGCTTCGGATCAGGCGGCGGATCGTCACTGATGACGACGTTCGCACCAGCCTCGAACTCAACCCATTCGGTATCCTTGCGCGCGTAGTATTTTCCGTCCGCAGGCGCTTCCTCAAGCAGGCCTTCACCTATCGGACCCGGCACGCCTTGGATGCCCTGATCGCCTTTGTCGCCCTTGTCACCTTTCGGACCGATGGGTCCGGTGAGACCGGTGTCGCCCTTGTCGCCTTTGACGCCTTGTCCACCAACCGGGCCTTGCGGGCCAACGGGACCTTGTGGACCGGTGAGGCCGATGTTGCCCTGCGGCCCCTGCGATCCGGTGTCGCCCTTGTCGCCCTTATCACCCTTCTCGCCCTTGGTACGCAGGATGACGGTGATCTCCATGTTGTTGGAGAAGCCACCGCTCGCCTGCGACACGAATTGCACCGGCACCTCGAACCAGTCAGTGCGGTCGATGGCCGGTCCCATCAGCTTCCACACTTGGTTCTGATACGACATCCCCCTGCGCTGGATCACGAACTCATCATCGAACTTCGCAGCGGTGAACGCGATGGTGGGATCGAGTCCGTCTTGCGTCAGCCGGTCGAAGTAGATGCGCGTCACCAGCGCCGGAGTCACGTTGTTGAAGCGAAGCCGTCCGGCACCGGGGTCCTGCGCCTGCGTGCTGCTATCGAAGCGATAGAGCCACATCGAAGATGACGCGCCAGCGGGTCCTTCAGGACCAACAGGCCCGACCGGACCGGGCGGACCCGGATCGCCCTTCTCGCCGCCGCCTTCGCCGATCAGCACATCGCCCTCAACGCGAAGACCGTCGCCGATCACCAGCCGCTGCGCCGGACCGCGACCGGGCGCATAGCGGCCCATCAGCGTCATCTCGTCGGCTTCGAGCAGGATGTCGTCGTTGTAGTTGGCGAAGATGCCTTCCATCAACGGATCGCCATCCTCATCGACCTGCAGGCGGTTGACGTGCCACGCTGCAGGCTGTTGCGGCGGCAGCGGCAGCGGTGTGCCCGCGTCGCCGACAAAGCCTCGCATCCGGATGCGATCTGTTACGCCGCTCTCTTCGGCGGCAGCGTCGTCCCGGGGTTGCGCCACTGCGATGTACCGGGATTTGTCCAGCATGCCGCTCCGCCCTTCCATGTTGTGGTGCCTGCACCGATCCACGGTGCCGTGCCGGGATATCCGCCGGGCAGTTGTGTACCGCCCCACGGCACCTCGGTGATTCCAACGAAGCCGTGGCCTGCGATGTTGCTGTTACCAGCGATCAGGACGCCAGCGCCATCGACCAGCTTGACGCCGCCGACGACGGTGGCGGTGCGCGCGAACAGAACGCCTGCGCCTGTCGAACCGGTGACGCCGAGCGCCAGCATCAGGGCGCGGCGCGATGTCATTGCGCCGTAGCCGGTGATGTTGTCCTCGACATCGCCGAAGCTGAGCATCAGCGCGCGACGCGCCGCCAGATAACCCTCGCCGGACGCGTCCGAGATTCCATCGGCCTCGATAGCCGAGCGCAACGGTCGCAGCGTGCCGTGGCCAACGATCTCGGCCACAGCCAGTCCGGACAGCGCATGATCCCGCGCGATCAGATCGCCGGAGCCGAAGGTGGTCAGCGACGCATAGCCGAACACGCCGGACGACCGCGACACCAGCACGCCCGTGCCGGTGATCTTGTCCAGCACGATGCCGTCGCCATCGAGCGATGCAGCCGTGCAAAGCAGCGCGCCGCTGCCCTGCATGATCGCGGCGGCAATGCCGTCTATTTGCGCCGCAGAACTGTTGAGCGCGCCTGTGCCGCGAACCGTTGCGACCGCGACGCCGGAAAGGTCCGCGTTGTCCGGTAGCAGCGCGCCTGTGCCCAGCGATCTCGATGCGCCAGCACCGCTGACCAACCGGGATTGCGCCTGCAGCGAGCCGGTGCCGGAGATGACGACCGTGCCCTCGAAGCCGAACACCGTGGCCAGCGAGGCCAGCAATGCTGCAGTGCCAACCGATCTCGATGCGCCTGCGCCGTCGACGTCTGCCACATTTGTGGCGAGCGCGGCGGTCGCGATCCAGCGCGAGATGCCTGCGCCAGCCAAGACGCTGCCCGGGGCGGAAAGTGTACCGGTTGCCGTCCAGATCGCCTGACCGGTTCCGTCAATATCTCCCACCGTGGGCGATAGAGCGCCCGACCCGGTGATCAGCGTCTCCGAAGAGGCGATGCCGAACAGCGTGGCAGCGCCAGAGCCCAGCGCGCCCGTGCCAGCGCTCGAAACGATCCCCGGGGCGGTAACGGTGCAGGCCTGCCCTGACAGGGTCCCAGAGCCTTGGGAACGCGACAGGCCCGCACCGGCTAGGGTCACCGCTTGGAGGGCCAGCGAGCCCGTGCCTCGTGATTCCGAAACCGCGACCGCAACCACCTTCGAGGATTGCGCAGGAAGGCTGCCGGTGCCCGAGATGACGACGACGCCCTCGAACCCCGAGATGAAGGCCAAGCTCGCCTGCAGCGCCGCCGTGGTCACCACCGAGCCGGTTTGCCCGAAGCTGACCACCGTGGCCGCCGCCGGAGCCAGCGTGCCGCTGACCACCCACCGCGCCACACCCGGCGCGACGACCGACGCGAAGCCCGCAGGCAGCGCGCCGGTCGCGAGCCAACGAGCGGTGCCAGTTCCGGTCAGGGATGCAGTCTGACCTGCCAGCAACGCCGAGGCGAGGCTCGTGCTGAGACCGGTGCCAGTGAGGACAGCCGAGGGGCTCAGCAACGAAGCGGTGCCGGTTGTTTGCCCGGCACCAGATGCGGCGAGGGACGCTGCCGCATTGGTTAGGGTCCCCGAGGTGGAGACCGATCTTGAGACGCCCGCGCCTGCGATGATCGCCGACTGCGACGGCAGGCTGCCAGTGCCAGCGATGACGACGACACCCTCGGCACCGACAACGCTCGCCAAACTGGCCTGCAACGCAGCAACCGTGCTGACGCTGCGCGAGATGCCAACGCCCGCCACCGTGGCGGCTGTTGTGATTAGCGTGCTTGTCGCGAGCCACTGTGCGACGCCGGACGCAACCAACGTGACCGGCTGCGCCACCAGCGTGCCGCTCATCACCCAGCGAGCGACGCCCGATGCAACGATGGCGCTCGGCTGTGCTGCCAGTGCCGGTGCACCCACCGATGCGGAAACACCGAGGCCTGTCAGTGACGCCAGCGTAGCGCCCAGAGCGCCAGCGCCCGCCGCCTGCGCGATGCCCGGTGCGACAATGGTCGCCGCCGTATTGGTCAGCGCTGCTACGGTCGAGACCGAGCGCGAGACACCTGCGCCCGCGAGCGTCGCGGTGTCAGCCGCCAGCACACCTGCGCCGACGACCGTTGCTATCGGCTCGCCTCTTAGCTCAAACCACGAGACGACAAGGCGATACTTCAGAATGACAGAGCCAACGATTCCGGACGACGATGCGCCCAGAGAGGACGTGCCGGTCGAGAACGAAAAGCCCGCGCTGTCCAAGTAGGCCCGCGCCGATGTCAGCGTGCCGGTGCCGCTGGTTTGCCCAGATGCAACACCACTGAGCGCGGCGGGCGATGTCGTCAGCACACCTGTGCCGAAAGATCGAGAGATGCCGACGCCTGTTAGCGTTGGTGCCGCAACCTGCAACGGTGGCACCGCCGCCCCCGCCATCTGCGAGATGGTGATGTCCAGATTGGAGGCACCATCGGTGACCCAAACTTCGCCGCCGCCCGGCTGATCGTACGAATACATCGGGGTGTAAACCCGACCATACGTAAGATGGATGGCGTAGAGGTTCTCGTCGTCCGCTGCACCAAGGCGGTCTATCGCGACGTGGTATAGCTGATCCTTACTGACCACCACCGGCGATGCGAACGTAAACTCAACCGGTGCCGTCGCGTTTAGAGGGATGCTGCTGACGGGAATAGTGGTTGTACCAAGCAGCGCAACCGGCAAATAATTCGCATCGGCGGTAGAAATCCTGCACCGCAGGCCGTCGGTTGGCACACCATACTTACAGAGCTTTGCAGTTATCTTGGTGACCGAGGTGCCGACAGAAACAAAGGCTTGCCCCTCTGCGGCAGCGCCATAATTGATGGCGCCGAAGATGAGGTCACCCCCATCACCGCCGGTAATGACGATCTCAGCCGGTACCCCGCCCGCTGCGCTGCCCGATCCAGAGACACCCAGCGAAGCCAGCGTTGGCTTTGCCGTTGTCAGCGCGCCAGTGCCTGTCGCTGGCGGTGTGATGACGGTGCCGACGGCATCGAGATCGGAAACAGTAGCGGTCAGCGCGCCGGTAGCGTTCCAGCTTACAGTACCGAAGCCAATCGGAGCGCCACCGCTAACCGTGACCGGATCGGTCGTTGTCGCGATGTAGGCAGTAGCAACCTTGCCTTCTTCGAGTTGCGCGCCCCAGAAACTGATCGTCCTGCCGGTGCCTACATAGCTTGAGTCCTCGGCATCGGCATCCATCGGATAGAAAGATACGGCCACCCCGTCATCGCTGATGACAGATTCATTGGTCGTTATCGAACAGCGATACCAGCCATTGCCGACGCTCTGAATTGACGAAGCGCCCATGCCATTGAGGACAAGTCCTAGCGTGCCATCGGCAATGTTGAAGTTGGCACTGTAGACGTAACCAGCCTGTAAGTTGATCCTGAACCAGTTGGCCCGATCAATTGACTTCGCGTAGACCGATAACGTGCGCGGGTTCAGGTTTCCGAATATCGGGTATTGATTGTAGCTCAGCGAGCGCGAAGCATCGACACCATCGCTCAATTCTAAGCACGGTTCTGCTGTTGTCGATCCGTCCGGAGCCACCAGCGTATCGGGTGGCCAGACATCAAGGCCGTTCGCCGTCGGATACCACGGGTTCGTGCGGTCGAGGTCCTGCGACCACGTTATCCAGTTGGTGCGCGGCGGCGGCGCGAGTGAAACCGCCTGCAGCGCGCCCGTGCCTGTGACCGGCGGCTCTACGGTGATGACATTGCCCGCACCCGACAGAACCGGAGAACTGGTACGCGCCCCCGCCTCTGTCGCGTAATATTTCGTCGGTGTCGGACTGTTGCTCTTCTCCTGTTGCGCGCCCCACAGCGCCAGCGTGACGACGATAGCGTGTATCGGATTCTGTACGGCGGAATCAGTCGGTGCGATAAAGAACTGCGGCTTGTTGGATTCGTTGCTGTTCATCGAGCAACGCCACCAACCGTTGCCCTCATTGGTGATTACGGTTTGCGCCGTGTTGTTGCCGTTACCAACGGCACCCGTCGCAAGATTGAAGTTCGCCCATCGGCTACCGTGACTGATCTGCAGCCACACCGGGCCTGCGATCAGCTTGGCATAGATCGAGACCGTGGTTTGTCCGACAGGGTTCGAACTGTCCGGATAAAGCCCGTGTACTGAATTCCATGTGGACGAACTGGCTGTTTCCGCCGTCGTCGTACCGTCCGGCGCAACTGCCGCGTTGGAAGTAAGGTCAATATCGGCGCGTGACCACTGGCCGATGTCTTGCGAATAGTACAGGTAGTTGGTGCCGCCCGTGACCAGCGCGCCAGTGCCGGTTATGGGCGGGTTTGTTACGACGCCAGAGCCGCGCTGTCCCGTAGTGTTGACCGCAACCAGCGCGCCAGTGCCGGTCACTTCCGCAAACACGAAGTCCGGCGTCGTGAGCGTGCAGGCCGATTGATAGAACAGCGCCGAGCATGAGTTGCTGGTGCCAGCGGTGGTGCCCTGCCACTCGACCTCGATAAACAGATACTCGTTGTCGAAAGTCTGAGCCGGGACAGAACTAACCGTCCCCGTCATCGTGTAGGTGGTGCCGGTCGCCGCCAGCGTAACCGCCAACAGACCTATAAACGATCCAATCTTAACGGCATCGGAACCGTTCGGATTGACCCCCTTCCACAGTTGGCAGCGAACGCGGCCAGCATGCGAGGCTGCGCCAGTGCGCATGCCGAGGCTGAACGTCCAATTGCCAAAGACGAACTGACCCGTGTACGTTCCCGACGTGCGGAAGGCGTTGCCCGCCGTGGTGATGCCGGTGCCGGTGCCTTGCTGCGGCGGCGTGGTGGTGAGATAGCTCGCAGCATTTGAGACGTTGGCCAGTGCCGTCGCGCCAATGCGGCCACGCCAGTAGCCTGCAGCTACCTTGCCAACCGCCCAACCAAACGCGCTCGCCGCTGCTGCGGGCGCAGAGCCACCTTCCTGCAACTGGCCCCAGTTTGCATTCGTTGTATTGAGAAAGTGGAAGACCTTAGTCGCCATCGCGCACCCACGTCGCCACCTTTAGCTCACTAGCTTCTTGTAGCGATAGGCGATCTCCGGCGACCCGATCCTGCCAGACGCTGGATTGCCAAGCGCGAAGCGGTAGACGTTGCCCTGCAGATCATCCAGTTCGACAAACAGATTCGAAAAATTACCCACGCTGCCGGTTACGGTCTGCACCGCATCATTGAACGCCTCGCCGACATCGTTGTGCGTCCACTGTTGCACCAGCGTTGATCCTTCAAACAGCCTCACAACCAGATCGCTGGTTGCCGCCAGTGCTGGTGACTGCACGTAATCGACATCGCTCGCATTGGCGATGCCCTGCCAGATGTTGGTCGTGCCGCCATCCTTGTCGGTCCAGCCGTCGGTTGCGACGTCGCCGTCGGGCGACAGTGTGATCAGGCCTTCGGATGCAACGGTACCACTACCGCTTAGTGTGGCGGCTGCGGCGAGCAGCGCGCCTGTGCCGGTGACGCCGACAACAATGGGCGGGCCGTACCACGGCTGGAAACCGCTAGGCACCGTGTAGGCGAACGCCACCGTTCCGGTGTTGATGGTCAGGACGTGATTGGATAAGCCTTCAGAATTGATGAAGACCGGCCCCGCGCCGCCAACAGGAATGCCGCCAAGACCCGTAACGGGACTATCCGTCCCGCCTACATTCCACCCGCCGTTGTTTTCCCTAAACCACACCTCGTTGGTGCTGGACTTGTAAGCAATGCCAATGACATCGCCCGTGGTGAACGCCCCACCAACAGCAAGCCCGACATAAACAGCGTAATTGTAAAGTTGGCCGTTCCGCTCGAATACCGCCTGATTGGACCAAGTCCGGTCGCCAACCTGAACAGTGGGAGACGTCCCCACACCAGCCACACCCACCGTGATCTCGGCGTAGACCAGATCGCTACCGCCGGGCGTGTAGCCATCCGTCGAGAACGGATACGATGTCGACCCCAACGTAACAGTGCGGTCGCTGTTGCTATAGACGGCGTTGCTATCGTCAACAAAGGTGCTGTCCCACGCGCCGTGGATACGACCGAGAACACCCGCGCCTGTCAGCGGCGATGTCGCAACCGGCGCAATGGCAAAGTCCGCCTGCGGTATGTAGGCGGTAGCAACCGCACCCGCCTCAACCTGCGCGCCCCACAGATGCCATGACCAGTTCTGGGCAACGTAAGGCGGAAACGAAGTTTGCACGTCTCCGTTCAGCGTGCGCAGATAAAGCGTACCGCTACCTGCTCCGACAACCGGCGTCGTCGTCAGGGAGCAGCGATACCAATCACTTCCCACATGCTCCATCTTCGCCGTCGCACCGTTGGCCGAGATGTAGCCAATGACGCCATTCGTAAGATTGAAGTTGGCCTCGTACTGTTTATCCAGTGAGAAGTGGATGCGAAACCAAGAGCCGGTGCCTGCCTTGATGTAGACCGACGCCGTGAACGTGTTGTCGCCAATAGTGCCAAGACTAGCGACAAGAACGTGCTGAGCGTTGGTCGTCTTGTCGTTCACCGTGTCGGCGGTCATGGTGCCGTCAGGAGCGGCTACCGCGTTCGTCGTGACCGTTACCTCGCCCTTGGACCACCACGCATTGTCAAAAGTCTGGGTCTGTTGAACGTAATTCAGCCGCTGCGGCGGCGCGCCTGCCTGCAATGCACCTGTGCCCGTAGCAGGCAGAACGGTGTACTCGCCGACGCCCGACACCGTCGCGCGCGACGACTTCAGTTCACCAACGTCACCGCCAGCACCCAGCAGGTAATTGCGCCAGAGAGCATCGACCTTCGATGGCGGGACGGAGACCCTGTTGTAGAGCAGCCCGCCAAAACCCGCCGGAGACAGGTTGATCGTCGTCCTTGCCGGTGCGTGCGGGTTCGAAGCCATCTGCCTACCCGTGCGACATGATGATGTCACCAGCCAGCGCGCCTGCATGGCCCGCGCTGGAGTTGGCAGTAAACGAGAAAAAGAACGGCACCGTGTCAGGCTTGATGCGCGGCATGCACAGGCTGACCGCATCGAATATCTGCGCCTGCGACAGCGTCATCGCGCACATCGAAATGAACGCCAGCGGTCGATACGCGAACAGGTGCATCGTGCCGGTCGACCACGACGTCGACAGCGTGACGCTTTGCACCGAACGCACGCCGATGTCGCCTGCCATCAAGCCGAACAGCCACGCCCCGAACGGCGAGCGTGCCGCAGTTGGTATCGTTGTGGTGGCGGTTCGTCCCGCCACGCCCGCCGAGTTGGTGTACTCGACCGTGACCACTGGCGTTCCCGAAGTGGGGCCGGTGGATAGTTCAAGCCCGAGAAATACACCGTCGCCATTGCTCGATCCGTTGTCGTCGCGCGCTGGCCACGCCGGAGACGTGATCAATTGCGGCGTCGTTGCCGTGATAGTGAACCCGCCGTTCTGCCAGATGCGATCCGCCAGCACCACGATGCCGCCAGTGTGCTGGCAGTTATACAGCGTCATTCTGGCGATGTAGGCCTCAAGCACGCCGGGGTCCGGCAGAAGAAGCTGGCCCGCTGTCGGGTTGGTCAGCACCACGCCATTGAGCGTTGCGTTGAACGAGCCCGACGACATCTGGCCGATGGTCGACCAGCCGATATTGGCCCACAGCGTATGGTTTCCGGCGGGGACGTTCGCCGCATTGACAATGCTATTTTTGGTGAAGGTGATGGGCCTTTGCAGGCCCGCCTTCAGATCGGCCAACGTCGCAATCGTCATGGCTTCACCCGTGCAGGTATTGAATCACACCCTCTACGTTCGAGGTGCCGCCGGTCAGATTGATGTGCAACAGGAACGGCACCGTGCCCTGATATAGCTCGGGCATGTCCCCGGTGATCGGGTTGATTTCGGACGGCCCGCCGATGGCACCAATCGGCAGGGATGCGAGGATGCGATAGACCACTAGTGCAACGCCGCCAGAGAGCCATGAAGCAGAGAGTTGCACGCTGTCGAGTTGACGCACGCCCTTGTCGGCACCCTGCAGCGAGATCGGATAGAACGCTCCGATTGCCGCGCCACTGGCGGTGGGATGCACGTTGCTGCCAAACCGCCCCGCCACGCCGTCGCTGTTGGTGTAGCCGACAGAGATCGTCGGCGTTGCCGCCCCCATCGCGGTGTGAACTTCCGCGCCAACCAGATATCCGACACCATCCGAAGCGCCGTTGTCGTCGCGCGGCGGCAGGGCGACCGCCGTGATCGGCTGCAGCGCCACAGAGGTGGCCGTGATGTTGGCGCTGAAGATGCGGTCCACCAGAAAAGTGCTTTGCGCGGTCACCGAGCCGGTCAGCAGCGCCCGACCGAGATAACACTTGCCGTTCGACGGATAGCGAAACGGGATTTGACCTTCGACCATGTTGCTGGTGCTGTCATACACCGCCCCCGCACTGGTCGTTCCGGGCGATGGCGAGCCATTGGTCCGCCATGTCGAGTACATCCGCATCGCGACGGTGCTTGCCGTCACGCCCTTATTGACAAAGATCGGTGCGCCGCCTGCCAAGAACCCCGCAACAATGCCGTCCGCCGTGGTGATCGCCATCGCTCACCTGTGCAGATAATTGACGCAGCCGTTAACCGATGCACCGACAGCCGACGATCCCGGCATCTGGAGCAGGAACGGCACGGTGCCGGGAAACAGTTCGACCAAGGCCCCGGTCAGCGCGTTGATGTCGGATGGAAACGCCGCGCCGCCACCTGTCGTCAGATAGGCCAGCGGTCGAAACGCCACCAACCCCAGCGAGCCGCTCGTCCATGTCGCGTTCAATTGAAAGCCGGTGACGGTGCGGACGCCCGTGTCAAACGCCGCCAGACCCAGCGGAAAGAAACCCTGCGCTTGCGCGGCGGTGGTGACCACGCGCGTGTTGGTGCCAAGGCGGCTGGTGATGCCTGTGGTCCCCGTGTAGTAAGCATTCAGCGTCGGCGCGCCTGCGCCCATCGCTGTATAAAGTTCGACGCCAAGCATGACGCCGTCGCCATTGGTAGAGCCTGCATTGTCGCGCGCTGGCCACGCTGGCGCGGTGATGTTCTGAATGCTGGTTTGGGTTGGGCTCAGCAAATTATGCCAGAGCCGGTCCGCCACCATGATCGAACCGGTGTTGTTGCTCTGCGCCAAGAAGCGACCCAGATAACACTTGGCACCGCCGCCGGGATAACGAAATGGTAGCTGCCCGATCACCTGCGCCGACGAGCTATCGAGCACGTCGCCGTTCACTGTGGTGGGGATGACACCCGGACCCGGAATGCCGGTCGCGATCCAGAACGAGTGCCATCGCCCCTGCAACTGTTGCGCGGTTGCCAGCTTGCTGAAGAACACGGCGTTGCCGCCCGCCCGCGCACCTTCGATGACGTGATCGAGCGTCGATAGGGTCATGCAGGGGCTGCGTAGGTCAGCGAGGTCAGGGAGACCTGTTGGCCCGCCGATATCACCACCGAGTTCAACTGGATATCACCACCGCCGCCTGTCGCTGTGACCGAGCACAGGATGATGGGCGTGCCGCCGCCCTGCCTGAGTTCAGCCTTAGCAATGGTGCCGCCGACCGCGTTGGTGTCGGCAACGATGGCGTTCGCTGTGGCGACGCCTGCCGCTGCAGCACCGAACGCCGGGTTTGCAAACGTCAGTGTTGCCACAGTGACCGAGCCTGCGGTCTGCATGATGATCTTGCCCGGTGGCGTGTTGACGTCGAGTTGATCGACAACGAAATCAGCGAGCCCGGTTCGGGTTGCTGTGGGATGCGTTACAGCCAATGAAACCTCCTATTTGTCGTCGGGCTCTTGATCGCTGCCCGACACCTCCGATTTCGGTCCGCCTTCGCGCACCAAGCCCTGTTCGATCCACTTCGGAATCATCTCCAGCAATTTCGCGTCCTCGTCGCGCGCCTCGTAGCTCATGCCAGCCACGTACTCACTCTGCAGCGCCTCGCTGGTGAAATTGTCGAGAACGGTGAAACGTCGTCCCATCCTTGCATCCTCCGCGATGATGTCGGCCCACGTCAGCCCATCGGATGGCGCGGGACCGTACACCGGTTGGTTGGGCTGCGGCATGATCGACTCATCAACCGGAGCCTGCCGGTCTTTGCCGCCGATCATGACGCCGCGTTCGTACATGCTTACTTGCCGCGCTTCTTCGAAGGCGTCGGCACCGGAGTGCCGCTACCCGGAACGATGATGGCAAAGCTCACCCAGCCGGTGGTTGGCGTCCACATCGCCTTCCATTCGATCTTGGCGGTCTCTTCTTCGGTTGGCGGCGGGATCGGCGGCAGCCCTTGGTCAGGATACGGCTGATCACCGGGCAGACCTGTGCCGGGACGCGGATCGTTCGGTCCCCAGATGTACACCGGCAACCACCCACCGCCAGCGTCAGGCGGCAGCACGATGGGATGCGAGGGATGCGGCGGCAGCCCCTGATCGGGATGCGGCTGTTCGCCCGGCAGGCCTTGGTCCGGATACGGTCCATCTTCCGGAATGCCGTATTCGGGATCGACCGGCGCACCGGGAGGAAGCGGGAAGTAAATCGGATGCGATGGAATCGGCAGGTCGCCGGGCAACGTCTGGTCCGGAGCGCCGCCCTGCCCACCGGGCAGCGTGTTGTCCGGTCGCGGCTGCGAGCCCGGTAGACCTTGATCAGGATATACACCCGATTCAATCGGGATGATCATCGCCAGAATCGATTTTCGTGCCATTCGCGTTCTCCTTGAGTTAGTGGGGTGCTCGCTTGCTAGCCGCGCTTACGCGGCGTCGTCATCGTCGTCGTCTTCGTCTTCGCCGTTGTCGTCGGCCTCGTGCTTGGCCTTCAACTCCTCGATGGTCTGCTCGACCTCGTCTGACGGGATGGCGTCGGCGTCGCGCACCTTGCCCTCGGCGATCCAGCGTTGCAACAGCGGTTCGGTGGTTTCATCTACCTCATAGATCGCGCCCTGCGCGTATTCGGTGTTGTCGTCGTCGGTGAAGGTCTCATTGGCGATAAAGCGCTTGTTGAGCTTTTCCATTATTCCCATTCCTCTTCCTGTTCCATGATCGGAGCGAACCGCGCATCGCCGAACGGGATGAACGCACATCTGCAATTCGGGTGCGCCGGAATCAGCCCGCGCGCCTCGTCTAGCTCATAAGGACCATCGGCGGCGATGTCCTCGCAGGTCTGGCACACCTTGTCGTCACCTGCGGTCAGAACGTTGACCAGCGTCTGCTTTTCCTGTTCTTCCTCGATCTCGGCGACGATCTCCAGCGCACGCATCGCGAACTCCTGCGCCTGATTGCCGAACACGCCCTGCGCTACCTCTTCAATGAAAACCTCCTCCACGGTGCGAGGAGACCTGCGTCGCTTGGCCTTGTTGCGCGCAACGCGGGCGCGGCGCTTGGCCTTGCGGGTGCGCGGTGCATCCAGCAATAACGTGCTATCGCCATGACGATGACCAGCCGCATGATGGTGTTGGCCAGTATCAGGTATCCATTCGGGATCGATGCCAACCTGCCCGATGCCCTCGGCTTCATAGGCGAACAGCTTTCCGGCGTTGACCGCTCGCACCACGCCCGTGTTGACCATCAGATGCAGCCGCAGCTTGGTGACCTTCTCCAGCGTCTCGCGCACGTCGCGCATCAGGATTTCCGGTTTGGCCTTGCTCTCCAGTGCCGCGACCACGTGGCGCAGCAACCTGCGCGCGGTCTCCGCCGCAATGCCGCGCACCTCGGAGACAGCACCCGCCGTGTGCAGCTTCACCACTTCGCCCGCGTCCAGATGCAACAGCGAGACCCTTAGCTCATCCTCGACAAGCTCGATGCCACGGTCGACCGAGCGCTCGATCAGATCACGCGGCCAATCCTGCGGCACCATCAGGTTTAGATCGATCACGTGCTCGATCAGCCCTTCCGCGCGCGCCAGCTTGTGCGATACCGATTCCATCCAGTTGATGAACGCCAGCGGCTGCGATGTGGTCTCGTTGCGCAGTCCGATCACATCATGATCCTGCAGCCCCTGCTTCAGGCCCTTGTGCAGTTCGAACACCCGGCGCGCCACCAGTGCGCGACCATGCTTGCGTAAGCCTGCACTGCGCGTCGGGTCGCGCCTGTCGCTCACTGCTTGGCCTTCTTCTTCTCATGCATCTTGCGATACTTCTTGCGGATCGGTGCCATGATGGTCTCATCGATCTGGTTGTGGACGCTGATCAGGATCGGCTCGTGCAAGGCGGCATCCTTCATGTTGCCATTGCTGCCCTCGTAGAAAAACTCCTGCGCAACCTCGCCAGCTTCGGCACCGTGTATCTTGGGCATCAGGCAGCCGCCTTCTCTGGTGGTTTCGGTTTGACGCGGCCAACATAGGCCTTGAACCGCGCGTAGCTCTCCGGGTCCTTCAGGTTTAGCACGCCCGACCAGCCACTGTTCAGCAACAGCTTCTTGCCGAGCTTGCTATCGGCGATCTTCCACAGGCTCTTTGGATCGTTGCTGCGCACCAGATCGTAAAGCTCTGCGATCTCCGGCGATTGCTTCTCCTCCTCGGTCAACTCCATCTCCGGCTCTTCCTCGGGCTCGATCTCGATCTGGTCCTGACCGTAATTGCCAGCGATCTGCAGCTTTTCGGTGTTGTCCTTCTGATCCCAGTATTCTTCCTGATACTCCTCGACCTGCTCGGTGATGTAATCCGGCGGGTCCATGTCATCGACGGCCTTCTCGGCCTTTGAGTTGAACTCGGTCACCAACGCGTCGATGATCTCCTTGCGCATGTCCTCATCGAGCATCTTGTTGTAGATCGGCGGCTCGATCACCGGCAGGTCCAACTGGTTCGGGTTCTTGTTCTTGCCGCTCTCGTCAAGCTGCTTGTCGTCCCACGTGAATTCCGGATCGTCCGCACCGTCCTCATAGCGCGATTGATATTCATCGATCTGCAGCGCGGCCAGTATCTCCTCATCGTTGAACGGATAATCCGGTTGCTCGGCTTCCTTGCGCTCTTGGCGTAGCCGCTTCACTTCATCGAGCGCCCACGTGTTGTCGCCATCGTTGAACTTGACCTGCTCGTCGCGCTTGGCCTGTTCGAGCCCCTGCCCGCTCTCGCGCCAGTTCTCGATCTCGCTCTGCACGAACTCATCGCGGCTATCGCGCATCCAGCGGCGCTTGGTCTCTTCCTGCTGATCGGTCGACAGGATTTCCCATTCATCTGCGGTGATGGTCTCGCCACTACCAGAACGACGGCCACCGCCGCCTTCGATGCTGTCGAGCTTCTCTTCCAGTTCACCCGACAGCGATGACCACGCCGATGCTGTCGGCACGTAGCCATACTTGGCCCACGCGTAGCCGCCGACATCGATGTTCGCTGACACCTTCACAGTGGTGATGCCCATCGCCTCATAGGCCTCGACGTTGCCGCCGAGGATGCGCTTGCCGGTGTCGTCGCCGGTCGCGGCACGCTCCAGCTTGAAGTAGGCGCTGTAAGCCTCGTGCTTGTCGGGCTTGATCTCACGGGTGAACTCGCCGATGCGATCACCATCCGCATCGCGGATGTCCCCAGTGACGCTGAACTCGCTGCCGCTCAACCTGATGCGCATATCGACGCGGTCCTGCAAGCCACCCGTGAAGGTTTTCTTGAACTCCTCCGGGTCCATGCCGATCTTCTCGTTCCACGCCTGCAGGAATTTCTCCTCGCTGCCATCCTCGGCGCGGTAGCGAATCTTGGCCTTCTCGAAATCGTCCTTGGTGGCAGGCTTTTTCGCCTTGCCGGTCTTCGGCTTGGCGGCTTCCTCGGCGGCTACCTTCTTTTCCTCTTCGGCCTGCGCGCTCATCGCGGCGGCCTCGGCCTGCCTCTGCGCTTCGCGCTTGCGTTCGGCGCGCTCTTTCAGCTTCGGCGATAGTGCAGCACCCGAGCGCTCGGTCTTCTCCTTGCGCGCCGCCATCGGTCCGACACCAGAACCGAACTGGCCTGCGGTCGAGCCCGCCGATACCCGCTCGTGCTTCTCCTCGTTCCACGCCCGCACCGCGTCGTGCACGTCCTCGCCGCTCCAGTGCGCACGCAGCCGAACACGCATCTCCTCGAAGTCCTCGTTCTCCCAGTGGGCCGGGGGATCGGGATCATCCTGCCAAGGTGCGAACTGCGGCGTGCCCCTCATCACGTGCCCTTCTTCTTCAGAGCGCTGAGCGATTTCGCATAATCAGTGTCGCGCTCCTTGCCGCGCACGCCCATGCCCTCCCACAGGATTTTCTCCGGCCACCACCATGTCGCCTGCGCACCCGCTGGCGTTAGCTCGATGCCGTGACGCTCGCGCATCTTGTCAATCGCCCGGTTGAACACGCTTGTGATCCACTTGCGCTGGTTGCCGTTCTTCGGTTGCTCCACCATCATGCCCTTGGCGGTCAGTGTAAGCCGCTCCGATGCCAGCACCAGTTCGCTCTTCTCGTATTTCTCCTTGGTGCCAGCCTTCTTCTGCGCCTTCTGATGCGCGATGAAGTCGCGCTCGTGCTGGGTGTAGATTTCCTCGGCCCGCTCGATCACGCCCTTCCTCGTGCGCGGCACCGGCAGGCCCGCATGATCCAGTGCACCCTCAACACGCTCGATCTGCTTGGTCATGTCCTCGACGTCGGTCGAGCCGATCCCGGTGTTGGTGATGCGGCCCCATGCGCGCATGAACCACAGGTCCATCGTGATCGGCGAGAAATTGCCGTTCAGGTTCTGATAGAAGCCCTGCCCGATCTTCGGACCCAGCATCGCCGAGCCGTACACGATATCGTCCTTCAGGGTCGCACCGGGCTCGACGCCGGTCTTCAATGCGAGATCGCGCGCGGTCATCTTGGTGTCGAAGAACTCACGCAGCTTGGCAATGCCGCCTTCCTCGATGGCTTCGTTGACCTTGCGCAGGTTCTCGACAATGGACGCCTTCTTGACCTCGATGTCGGTGGGAAAGCGGCCATGCTTCAAGAAATGCCGATAGGCCTGATCCGCCAGCGCCACGTTGCGATCAACCGTCTCGCCCTGCGATGTCACCGCCAGCGCCACCGTGTAGATGAACTTCTGGTCCTTGTCCTTCGAGATGCCGGGATAGATATCCTCGGCGATCTCCATCGCCTCTTTCACCGTGTCGTCGTACCAGTGCTCGCCCGATGCGCCGCCGATCAGGCCCTCGCGCAATTCCATTGCGATCACGTTGGCCAGATACTCATCGGTCTCCTCGGTGTGGTTCTCCTCGGTGATCGAGCTTAGCCCGAGGTCGCGCTTCAGTATCTTGCCAGCGCGCTCGTTCAACACCTTGGCAGCCTCGGTCACCAGCACTGAGTTGGGCTTGATGTCCGGGTACTCCGACAGGATCGCCGTCGGCGTTAGCTCGAACCCTTCTTGCTCATAAGGTGGGAGCCAGTGATTGCGTACGTCTTGCCAGATGGCTTCAGCATCTTGAACCGGGGATCGCTCAATGACTTTCTGGTATATGCCTCGCGCGCGGTCTCGCTGTTCGCGGTCCGATCCTTTGCCGTCGTATCCGATGAACTCGGCTTTGCCGAACTGGTAATAGACCGGGTTGTCCTTGCCATAGGCCTGCGCTCCCTTGTCGACCTTGTCTAGCTCGTCGCCGTCGGTGTCGACCACATAGACCGTCGCACCGCCCTGCTTCGGCACAATGGTATGGTTTGAGATGCCAGCCTTCAACAGCTTCTTGTGGATGCTCTCCAGCGTGCCCTTGGCCTCGAACTGGATCAAGGCATCGGTCCCCTTGTCCTGTTGCTCGAACACCAGCACCGCCTTCTGGTCTGCGATGTAGCCCTTCATCACGGTGGCCAGCACGATGCGGTCCCAGTTGGACTCCGCGCGCGACATCAGCGAGTTTTCTGCACCATCGGTCCATGCCCCGATGATGTTGACCTCCTTGGCATCCCGCACGCCGACCTTGTCGTTGATGTCGAGCGAGCACGCGCGCAGCCTTGTTTGCTGCCGTGAATTCAACTCCCTGATCGCGCCCTTGAAATCCAGCCCGCTCTTGACGCTCGGCGATACAAAGCCGGTGGTCTTCTCCATGTTCTCCGGCATCGAAACGAACTGCCCGCCACCCTGTCCGCCGGGATCGCGCGCGTGCTTCGTCGGGTCCCACTGGATCAGGCGGTCAGCTAACTTGCTCGCCAAACGGTCCAACAAGGCCGCGTCGAAAGGGGCTCGGCTGTCTTTCGCTACCTCCCCTTCCATGCCGCGCGCCTTCGGTGGCGCTAGCTGCTTCATCGGCGCAGGTCCCGCAAGCTCAGCCTCAAGCGCTTCCTCGTCCAGCGCTTCCTGTGCAGCGATGGCTTCCTCGATGCCAGCCTCGATGCCGGGATAGGTGCCGTCCTCGATCAACTGGTTGACGCGGCCCTTCACCAGCGCCTCGAACGGCACCAGACCAGTGGAGGCATCAACCGCTGCAGTGTCGGCCTTCACCTTGGCGATGTCGGCCTTGTCCTTGGCGCTCATCTGCCACAACGGATTCCAGTTGTAGAAAATATCCTCATCGAACGAGCCAAGCGCCGACATCTGGATCGCAATGTCGAGCTTCTCCAGCGTCGGCGTCAGCCGCAATTCCTGATCGCTCTTGATGCGGTCGTAGTAATTGGTCAGATCGCTCTCGCCTGTCGAGTTCAGACCTGCCGGTGCCTGTCCAAGGAAACGCGTCGCCGGGATGTCAGCCGCACCCGCAGCAATGTGCATGTACATCTGCATGATCTCGGGCATGCCGGTGAAGTCGACGCCGATGCGCTGCCACTCCTCCTCGCCATCGAGCACCACCGCGTTGATCACGCTCTTGGCCACGTTGGCTTCCGAGAAGCGCTTGATCAGCCGGTTGGTGCCGTCGGTGGTCGAGAAGATTTCGGTCAGCCCCGGTATCTTGACCACGTCGAACTTGGCTTCACTGATCATCGCAGCGATGCTCTGTTGCACGGTGCCTGCGGCTGCAACCGCGTCGTGCACCATCTGCAGCACCGGATCGCCCCAACCGAAATTCGCCATCGGGTCCGGTGGATCGAGACCGATCAGGCGGATCATGCGGCTCGGATGAATCTTCACGTTGCCGAGCTTTCCGCTCTCGTCGTTCAACGTGTAGAACTCGGGCTGGCCGTAGTACGGCGACGTCACGTCCTTGATCAGGTCCTGTATCGCCAGTTGATGCGGCGCGAGGATGTGCAGGAACTTCAACCCGTCCTTCTTGATGGTCGTCGGGTCCAACTCCTTGGCCATGTCGCCTTCCACACCCATCAGGATGCAGCAACCGCCATAGAGCCGCGCCTTCACCAAGGCTTCCTGCAATTTCAACTGCACGCGCAGGCGATCCTCGGTCTCCTCCAGTAGCTCGATCTGATCGGCCTCTGCCTGCCATGCGCGCCACTCACGCGTCGCATCCTGCGCAGGAATCGAGATCGCCTTGCGTGCGATCCAGTCCGATTGAAACGACGACTCCAATTGATCACGCGACCACAGCGTCTTGGTGTAGTGGTGGCCAGTCATCTTGTCGCGACCTTGGACACCAAGGCCGCTCAAAAAATTCGTGAAAGTATCAAAAACATAACCCACAGGCGCATCCTTTCTGATATCAACCTGTCGCCATTTCAGGATGGCATTGGCAAGGTATGGCACGGCGCGTTCAGGCAGCGTTAGGCACGGACGGGCACGGTCTGGCTGGCTTGGCTGGCTACGAAAGGGGCTCCCTCACGGGGGCCTCTTTCATTTGGCTGTCAGCAAATAGAACAGCGACACCAGCACGAACATGCCAGCGAGCCAGTACGAATGATCGAGCATGCCAGCAACGGCGAACGCTGCGGCTACCAGATACATCTAGCGCCTGCTCATTTCGCGCTCGATGTCGGCCAAGATGTCTTCTCGCGGTCGCCTCGGTGGAAAGCCGTGCGATATTTCTTCAACCTCGATGATCAGGTTGATCAGCCCGATGTGACGGTCCGCCGACATCGTTAGCGCCGCGACGTTCAAGGCCCGCTGCTTCATGACATTGACAGCGTCGGCGATCTCGTCGTCGGTCATCGACGCGCCTTCTTTTTCTTCGCGGCCTTCTTGGCTGCGCGCTTCGGTGTCGAGCGCGATGCAGGCGGCGCTTCTTCTGTGGTCTCGATGGCTACAGCGAACAACCGCCCCTGCCGCTGCTCCACCGGGTTGCCACGTGTGCCGGAGCGAAACTTGATCCACGCAATGGCGCGGCCAACGTCGGACGGGATGATCACGCCCGAGCCCGGCACCACAACCTCGATGGTGACGGCAAAGCCTTTCAGATCGAACATATCGTTGAACGAGGTGCCGTCGGTCGAGAACTCGAACGTCAATGGTGCCTCATCCCATTCCGCTGGCATGGTGATGCGCACCAACTGCCCGCCGCTGCAGTCAATGGCGCTCGACAATGAATCGCCTGCCTCGATAAACGGTCCGTCCAACACTTTCAGCATGCATCACCCTCTGATCAGTTCGAGCTTCACTGGCGCTTCCACGTTTCCACACCTCGGGCAGAACGACGGCCCCTTGGCTTGTTGCTTGCTGGTGATGCTACGCGTTTCCTTGCACGCCGTGCAACGCATCAGCACCCGCTCGATCTTCTTGACCATGTCAATCGTCCACATCGTCATTGAGGAATTGCAGCGCATCACGCAGCGCCTGCTTGATGTCATCGAAGTCGGCGCGCGCAGGCGTCAGTATGTCGTTGATCTCGACGGTGTCGTATTTGAAAAGCTCGACCGCGCCATCGCGCACAATAACGATCATTGTCCTGTCACCTTGGAGCCGTGCTTCATGTTTTCCCACTGCGTGTGCCGCACGTACATGCGCAAGCTGTCGTTGCTCATCAGCACGTCGTTCGGCCCCAGCATCGCAAGAATGCCCGGCGGGATGTTGGTTGCCTCGGCGTCGTCGTCGGGCACCACGATCACCTGCACGCCCATCTCTAGCTCCCTGATCCGCTCGCCCATCTTCGCCGCCTGCTCCTGCAGCTTCTCGATCAACAGCGGCAGGCTGTCCATGCCGTTCACCGGAGCATCCGCCCAGTGCAGGTTGCAGCGAAACGCCCGGTTCTTGCTCGACCAGTAGCCGAACCTGCCGCAGGCTTCGCAGTGGCCGAAGGTGCCTACGGTCATCGGATGTCCCTTCAAATGGGAGTCATTGACTCCCATTTGCCCCCCCCCTATCAACCCACCCACCAGCCGAACCAGTATCCCGCCGCGAATGTCGCAAACGCCAGTGCATAGTGCCACCACTTGACCTCGGCCTTCAGCGCGTCCCTTACCCAACCCATGACAGCG